AATGTACCCGATACAATCATAGAATTTGGATTAGGCGCAGCGATATTGTTAGTAACATAATCACCAATTGATACAGAACCAGATACGTTAAGAGCATTAGATAGAGAAGAACCATATGTACCAATACCTACATTACCCTGAACGGTCATACCACTTGCTGGAGATAAGACTTGACCGGCATAAGTAGCACCAATAGATACATTACCTGCAATATCTGCTTTATTTGTTGAGTTGCTTGTGCCAAGACCGAAGGTACCTGATACAATCATAGAATTTGGATTAGGAGCAACGTAATTGCTAGTGGCATAACTACCTACAGATACCGATCCGGCAACATTAAGTGCATTGGCAAGAGAAGCGCCATAAGTACCTATACCAACATTACCCTGGACGGTCATACCACTTGCAGGCGATGAGACTTTACCGGCATAAGTGGCGCCAATAGACACATTACCTGCAATGTCTGCTTTATTTGTCGAGTTGCTTGTACCAAGACCGAATGTACCTGATACAATAATAGAATTTGGATTAGGCGCAGCGATATTGTTAGTAACATAATCACCAATTGATACAGAACCGGATACATTAAGAGCATTAGATAGAGAAGAACCATATGTACCAATACCTACATTACCCTGGACAGTCATACCGCTTACTGGAGATAAGACTTGACCGGCATAAGTAGCGCCAATAGATACATTACCTGCAATGTCTGCTTTATTTGTCGAGTTGCTTGTACCAAGACCGAAGGTACCTGATACAATCATAGAATTTGGATTAGGAGCAACATAATTGCTAGTGGCATAGCTACCGACAGATACTGATCCGGCCACATTGAGGGCATTGGCAAGAGAAGCGCCATAAGTACCTATACCAACATTACCCTGGACGGTCATACCACTTGCAGGCGATGAGACTTTACCGGCATAAGTACTGCCAATAGACACATTACCTGCAATGTCTGCTTTATTTGTCGAGTTGCTTGTACCAAGACCGAATGTACCTGATACAATAATAGAATTTGGATTAGGTGCAGCAATATTGTTAGTAACATAGTCGCCAATTGATACAGAACCGGCCACATTAAGCGCATTTTTAAGAGAAGCGCCATATGTACCTATGCCGACATTACCTTTCACAACAAGACCATCAGTTGGAGCATCTACATAACCAGAATAAGTTGTACCTATACCGACATTTCCAGCAACACTTAATTTATTCTTTATTCCAGTGCCATATGTTCCTATACCTACACTTCCGGCAATAATTGCACCATCTGTAGGAGCGTTCCGAATACCTGCATATGTAGTACCAATACCTATATTACCAGATACATCTAATCTGGTTGAACTTGTAGATATTCCAATACCTATATTTCCGGAAACTATAAGACCATTTGTCGTAGCCGTTACATCTGTACCTATACCAACACTTCCATTTACATTTAATTTATTGTTTAAAGATGTTGAAGTACCAATACCTATATTTCCAGAACTATCAATTAACATTTGTGTAGTACTCGATGTAGAAACTGCAATTTGATTTGTGGCTGGTGAGAAAATACCAGTATTTGTATTATCTCTAAATGTATACGCGGGAGAAGCAGCAGAACCATCTGTATTTACAGAAACAGTATTTGGATATATTATATTAATATCATCCATACTCATATTAGTTGTTCCATCACCAAATAATAAAGTATTATTTGCCCCAGATGGAGCAATCATACCATATGCTGTAATCAAATTTGTCGACCCCGAAGCTCCTCCGCCAAGTATAATATTATCGGCTTGAATTACACCTTTTACAGTTAAAGTAGTAGTAGTAGTATTGGATGGATTTGTGCCCATACCAACTCTTCCATCTGCCCCTACAACTAATGAATTAATATTCGATAAACTAGATGATAATCTTAATAATTCTGTATTTACAGAATCATTATGATATACATGAATACGTGCAGATGCAGTAGTACCTATACCTAATTTGCCACTTCCAGAAAATACTACATTACAAGATGTATTATCAGAACTTATCATTTTTAACATATTATATAACGAATTATCTTGTTTAATAAAAACTGCGTCTTCATTGCTTCCATATCCAGATGAAGATTCTATATATAATTGTGCATTAGAGGCAATAGTAGGAATTGTACCTCCAAAAGAGCCTATTGCAGTTTGTCCATATCCATTAATAAATAGAACAATATTAGAATTTACCATAAATTGTGCAACGTTTGCATTCGCTAATAAATTTGTTTGATTTACAGTTAGGGCCGGACCTGTTCCATCATTTTGTATACTGAATTGTTCTGTACTTTGAGTTAAAGTATTAATAACTGTAAATTCGCCATTAACATTTAAAGTACCTGTAATATCAATATTGCGTATATCAGTTAAATCACGATTATTAAAATGTATAGCAGGCGCATTATTTACAGAATTAATTTTATTTACATATAATGTACTTTCGGATCCCATTCCAACATTACCGACATTTGTTAAATTTGTTAATACTGTACCGGCACCTGCTAGACTAATAGTAGAAGACCCCTGAGAATTTAATGTATCAACATTTACAGTATTTGCACCATAAGTGTTGGCACCTGTATAATTTTTAGTTCCCATATTTACTGTAGAATCTGTGCGAGTTGTAGTTATGTTAGTAATATCGAGTGTATTAACCTTTGATAATGCGTTAATATTCGATAGAGTACTATAAGTTACATCTATTATGCCCGAATTACCAGCGTATGATTTTAGTTTAGAAACTTGGATATTTGAAGATATTACATTATTAATATTGCTCAAACTATTATAATTAAAATTAAAATTAGTACCATTTACAGTATTTAAATTATTAATAAATAAGGTTTTATATCCTGTAATATTTGAGGCACTAAAATCACCATTTAACTTATTTAGACCGATATATCCAGTATATAAATACCCACTTACTATTATCGAATTATATGAACCATTCGTTTTTATAGTTAGATAGTTTGGTACATTATTAATAAATGTTAAAATGCCTGTCGCATAATCAAATGCGTAAGGATATAAAGATGGATCAACTGTACCTGTAATATTTTGAGTATTTAAACCGTATGAAATAATTGGCGTATATAAACTATTAAAATTTGGAGGTACCCAATTTATATAATTTGTATTCCACGAAGTTCCGATTAAACTAGAAACAACGTCAATACCTGTTCTATTATGAATATCTAATGCAATAACTGTTATTGCATTTGCGGGTACACCAGGTTGTCCGGGTCCTGGCGTTAATTTTGCACTATCTGACCATATTTCAGTAGAAGATACAATATTTGCCGCAGTGTATATTTCATTATCGGGAGAAATTATAGTATTTGTAGAAATCCCGTCTGTTTTAATCTTGTCTTTAACTAATTTCTTATATACATAATCTACCTCAGCAAGTTGTTGCAGAGTAATGGTTGTTGTCATTATCTAATAATCAGATAGATTTGTTTCTAATAAATAAAAATGAATGATAATTTTATATAAAATAAAATATTTTATGTATTTGTTATGGAAAATGTAGATAAATCAATTGACGATGATTGATTTGTATCTAGTTGTATATTTATATAAATAACTGTTTTTTGCGTTAATGCTAAACCACTTGGTAGGGTAATAGGATATCGGTCACCTATTTGCGGCTTACTATAAGTCGCAGAAGCACACCCTCCCGTATTTGTATATACAGTTTTAGCGTTATACCAAGTCCAAGGAGTTATAGATTCCCAATTTACATATACATTTAAAATACCTATTGTCGCTGAACTATTAAAATTAAGAACGAATGAATTTAATACAGCAGATGCATCGATTTTAATTGTAAAGAAATTATGAGTACCTGTAAAACTTGGTAGTGTTGGGGCATTAGGACCTAGTGTTGAAGATATTCCGGATAAAAGACATATTTTACCAAGTTGTCCACCATTACTATATGGAGTATAGAATGCATCATTGTTATTCATAGTAGTTGGTTGATTGGTAAATGCGGCAATATTTGCAAGAGCAGGGTTTGCAGCATTTGTATTATCTGCATTAGTAAGACGAGTTACACTATTAATTGACATATTTGCAAATGATGCTACATTCATTGTATTTTCATTAATAGTAGTTATATCACTCGGATTTAAATAAGCGATTCCTGATACTAATGTTACGGCAGCACCATAATTTGGAATGCCATTTATATTATAATTTAAATTATACACAATTCCGGTTATATTTATTTTCGAATAAGGAGGTGTTTGTAAAATATTTAATGTAGTATATATTGGAGAATAATTAGTATTTGTTGAAGTAGTAAATATATTATTAAATGCATCACTATAAGATGTATTTGTACCATTTATTTGAAACACCGGTTTAGATAAATTTCCGCTTGTTGGATCAACAATATTATATAAATTTGTGAAATTTAAAGAACTATTCGGGTTTCCTGAAAATGTAATTTGAGTATTATTACTATAATAGGGTATACCACTAATATATATTAAATGATTAGTACTATATGATGGGGGATATGTTGTACTTACTGTCATAGTTGGCGCTCCTACATTATCTATTGCTGGTACTGTAAATGTAACAATATTATTAGTTATAGCAGAACTACCGGCGCCAGTTCCAGGAGTTTGGATTGAAATATTTGTATTATATGTACCTGCTGTAAATGTAGCGACATAAGTGTATGTCGAGCCAGATTGTATTGTAAGAGTACCTGTAGTTGTTCTTGTCATAGTTGCAGTATTTACAAAAGTTAAAGTAAAACTATATCCAGTTGAATTTCCGTTCATTTTAATATTCATTGTTACTTGCCCAGTCGCAGGAATTGGATTCACGCTTGCAGTAGCGCCATTAACGAATGTGAAATTTGCAATATTTGTAAATGTTTGTATAATATTACTTCCTATCAAATATGGTGTATTAATTGTCCCAGTGACATCTAAAGCATATTGGGGATTCTGTGTACCTATACCTACATTTCCAACAGAATTAACACGTAATGCTTCATTACCCGCTGTACTTATTGCTATATTATTTGTGGCAGGTTCAAATAATCCTGTATTTGCATTTGATTGAAATGTAAGTGCGGGAGATCCAGCGGTTCCGAGATTTGTAAATTGAATTTGAGATGGATATATTACAGATATATTGCTTAGATTCGCACCACTATAATAAATTGTATTTGCAGGATTAAATGGGGCATAATTATTTGCATATATAGTATTACTGGCATATAGTGAATTCCCAATAATTATATTATTAATATTACTCATAGATGCATTATTAAATTGTAAATTAGTAATTCCAGTAGGAGGTTGTAAACCCTGTGAAGTAATAAGCGAAGGAGATCCTCCTGATCCAGCAGGACCAATTTGCAAAGAATCAACCTGTAGTGTGCCTTTAATTGTAACTGCATTACCGGATACAACTTCTGTGCCCATTCCGATATTTCCATTTGAATCAATTACAAATGCGGGTAATACACTTGCACCTGGCTTAACTACCTCAAAACGGGCTAAATTAGTCCAATTAGAATAAACATTGCTGCCATAGACTTGAAATAAAGCATTTGGGCTACTTGTACTAATACCAACGCGATCTTTTTGTATCAGAAATGATTTTTGTATATTGGATGTATCAGTAATCATACCTAAATATAAATTATTAAGACCTCCGGATTTATCATAATTACTAGAACCAATTACGACACCAGTTAATAAATTATCAGTTGGTTTATTATTATTTGTATAAAGTCGCATAAAAACTTCATTTGTTGTTGAAGAAAATTGAGTTACCTCAGCCTGGTTTGATGCCTGTACTCCTAATGTAATTTGGTCAGTCGTATCAGCAAAAAACATAGACATTTAATATGTCGCCTATTATTGTATTTTATTTTTTAATTCTCTAATTGCTTCTATTAAAAGCCCAATTATTGCATCATATTGCACAGAATAAAAACCATTTGGTAAAGTTTTTACGGCTTCAGGCATAATCTGTAATAATTCTTGTGCTAAAACACCACCGCCTTTATTATTTGAATATTTATATCTAAAAGTATATCCTCTGATCCAATCTATTTTATCTAGAGCATTTATTATTGGAACTACTTTATTTTTAAGCCTAGCATCAGATGTACTTGCAATTGATTCGGCATATATCATACCATTTACATATAAATCTGACGATATTGTTACATGTGATGAAATAGGCGCAATTGTGTCTGTGTATATAGATAAATTACAAAATAAAGGCACAGATATTCTGAGTGCAAGCGATCCTAAATTTACTGAATTTGTAAGTGTTTCAAGGCGTAATATTGCTCCCACATTTGGATCTGTTATATTAATACTTTGGCCAGATACGTATTGCATATTTATATTACAACAAGTTACATTTCCTGTAAAATTTGCATTGCCCATTACTTGTAATGATATACCATTTGGAACATTTGCAGTACCAATCCCTATACCTGGGTGAGAACCAGATATAGATACTGCGGGAGAACCAGATAAATATGATTGTAATATATCACCTCCTGAATTATTTTCAAATATGACAGTCGGTATAGATGCTGAATTCTCTATAGCATGAATTCTACTTGATGGATATAAAGTACCTATACCAATTCTATCAGAGAAACTTGATGATCCTTGCACTTGAAATTTTTGAACGGGATTTTTTACACCTATGCCTACATTTTTCTGAGATTTAAGATATTGAAAACTAAAATTGGTATTTAATAATGAATTATCTATTATGTTCTGTGAGTTTAAGAATACTAGATTATTTGGCATAACATTTGAATTTATTCTACCTGTATTTGAATTTAATTGTACATATCCAGAAGTATTAAATCCATAATAACCCCCTGATGCAGTAATACTACCTTGAATATTTACATTACCGGCAATTTCCAATGCAACATTACTTGTAAATATATTAGTACCTATACCTAATTGTGGATTACCTAAATTATTTTCTTGAAGTCTCATCCATTCCTTACTATAATTTGAACCAGCGCCAGCAAAAAAAGCGTGAACATTGTCTCTTCCTTCTACTTGATAATTTGTAATTTTATAGGTATGGCCAATGCCACTAAATGTATGAAGACTTCGATTATTTAGATCAGATAAAATTATTTCTTTGCGGCTTTGTGAATTATTTAAAATTGAAAAAGTACCGGTATTTATAGAACCTACTACATTGAAATTTGTAGTATTTGAATTTAGATTGGCTTGAAATTGCGCGACAACATAATCATTTTGTAAAAGAGAAAAATTATATCCGGCAGAAGATAATGAAAACACAGGTGTTCCATTTGTTAATATAGGCTGTGTTAATATATTTTTTCCAAATATATATGGATTTGGTGTAGTCGTCCAATTTTGTGTAGCTGATCCGGAATTTACGAAAGTTAATCTTGATTCTGCGAGAGTACTTTTTAGCAATAAAGTATCCACATTTGAACTTGATATTAATGTTCTTGGATTTATTGCCATCTATGCTATCGAAAGAAAAAATAGGAAATATTTATTTTTTAGTAATTTTCTTCTTTTTAGTTTTTTTAGCGGCACCACCTGCTACCGCGGTAGAACCAGGTGATAAATAATCACTTGAAGGCTGTGCAATGTTTTGTCCATAATTCTGACTTAATGCTGAACCTGCAGAAAATGATATAGGAGAATATAGTGCTGAATTTAAGTCTGCAGAATTAGTTACACCACTTGGGGAATGATCATCGGCAACTAATCCTTTAGTATTATATATTTCTTGAAGACTGCCTACATTAGCACCGCCGGATGTGCTGCGGGGCGTCGGCGGCACCTCCGCGCCCGTCGCCGCGCCCGTCGCCGCGCCCGCCGCCTCCGGAGGTGCCGCCGCCTCCCGCTCCGCCGCGCCCGTCGCCGCGCCCGCCGCCTCCGGAGTCGCCGCCGCCGCCGTCTCCGCCGCCACCGCCTCCGCCGCCGGCGCCGCCCGCAACCCCGCTATTCCGGGGCCTTCTGCCGCCCTTCCGGTGCCTTCTCTACCATTCAAGGCAGCCTCAACTCCATAATTTTCAGGTTGCAATATATAATTAACTATTCTTTTATTTTCAGTTGTATTTTCAATAATATAATCCGTATCATATTTATATTTTTTGTCAAGTACATAAATGAATGTAATCTGATAATTATTATCGTCTATTAATTTTGCTGTAAGAATGTTTTTTAAATCATAAGTATCATCATTATCATCGTTACATAATTCATTATTTAATAAATGTACAAGTAATTTAAATAATTTAAAAAGTTTAAAATAATCTTCACAATTTTCAGAATTCATTAATCTATCTAATTCATTTAATATTTCATTTAGAAAATTAATATAATATACGAATTTTGGATTTTGTGTTTGATCATTATATTTATTAATATTAAAACAATTACATAATTTTTCAATTAACTTTGAAATGTGTTGTTTTTCTTTTTCTTCTGCTGCTGCTGCTGCTGCTGCTTCTGCTTCTCCTGCTGCTGCTGCTGCTTCTCCTGCTGCATCTACTGCTGCTTCTTCTGGATCTTCTGCAAGTGGGTTAGGGCGCATCTCTACACGCCGGGCGGAACCAGGCGCTGCGGCGGCGGCAGCGGCGGGGTCGGCGGCCGGCGGAAGCGGCGGCGGCGGGCGCGGTTGAGTATCCGTTCTAGGCCCTAATCTTGTTTGATCCATTAATTATTCTAATATTAAGATATTATTTTTATATTTAAAACAAAACGACACTATTATAATTATTACTGGGTCGCGGATTTACTTCCGGTAAATATTTAATACCATATTCGCCTTTAGCAAAATTTTTCAAAATCTCTATCATTTTTGTGCGTAAAGCCGTAAATCTCTCTATATTCGTTTTCATCAAATTCTCAGTATTTATACCATATACATGTTTAAAAGATTCTGGAATTACAAATATTAGTCCATATAATAATTCTAATATTTTATCGGATAAATCAATAAATGTTGATATATAACTAGAAGGTTCATATCTATTTGCCAATATATATATATATACTTTCTGTAAATTATCCATATATAAAATCAAATCAGCATATTTTGCCTTATCAAACATTCTAACAATAGATAAATTATGAATAATTTCTATCATAATATGATTCTTAAAAATATAGTGAAATTTCTTATCTTTCGGGAATTTTCGAATATAATAATTTTCATTTATTATTTCATTCCTAGTTTCAGATTCTTTATTAATAACTGTTTCAATTATGTTATTATCTTTATCCAAATTTTTATATTGCTTATCTAAATAATAATACGCTGAAAATCCAAAAATAACTATAATTATTATTGATAATAATCTTTCATTATTATATGAATTTAATTGATAAAATAGTATTGACCCTAAACTTATAAAAAACACAACTTGATCTCTTATTATCATCCTTAATTATCAAATGGAAATGAAAAGTTCAATCAAACTAAGTTGAAGAGTCAATGAAATAAAGAACAAATGAAAAAACTATTAACCAAATTCCTACATATATTCTGCGTTCTTGTAAAGTAAATGCTAAAAATATGCTACGGCGAAATTCTGTGTTCGAAATTAATTCTTTATTTGAAATAGCATCTGAAATATCATTTATAATATCAATTGCTGTCTGAATAGTCTTGCGAAAAATTTCATTTAATGATAAATTAATCCACGGGGTATTTGGATCTGCATCCGGGAGTTTGCGGTTTTTATATTTATCTAAAAAAATATTTATTTTATCAATTAATTCTTTCTGCTGCAAGCCATCATTACTTATCTCAAGCATTTTTGATGAATCTTTAATTGAATTATATATATTATCTGGATTTACAGATGTGGTCATTAATTTACTATATGAGACTAAATTAAATTGTATCCATCATATCTACAGTCGCAATCATATGTCTGCGACAACAATAACGTGTCAATCCGATACTATTAAGTATTTCTTTAGTATGAATAGAATCAAAGAATTTCATATCACTCTTTTTCTCTTTTTCAAGTTTATTTACTTCTTCAATATAATAATCATATTTATCAGCAACTACTTTACCGCAAGTAAAACAACGGATGGGAATAATCATATTCGCTTTATTCTAAAAGACTATAAAAAATCAAATTTTTATATCATATCTCGATTTTTTGATAGGGTTTGCATCTGTTTGTAAATGTCGATATAATTCTACTAAATTATTAGCTAAATCAGAACGTCCATTGAGTAATCCTTGTGATTTGCGAATTTGCTCAAGTGCTTCTAATAATATTTCTTCACCTTCTTTAAGAAAATCCGCTTTAATTTTAAGTAATCCATATAAATGTGTAAAATCACAACTATTAAGACCTTTTACTGTTTTATATAAAGCTGTTATATTTGACATATTTTTTTGTATGTCTTCTTTTGACATTGATAAATAATTATACATTTGCATATATTCATTATTGAATGTTAATATATTGTTAGAATGTATAGAACTTGTAAATAAACCCAATTTACTTCCATCAACTGTTGTTCTCTTTGAAGGATAATAAACTTTTATATCAGAATTATTGTATATAAAATAAGATAATTGGATCCTATAAGTAAATTTATATTTCTCAAATTCTGCTAAAAGTTTTGTAGCCACATTTTTACGAATAAAATAAGCCTCTTTAGATGGCAAGACTTTGCCAGTATCGCTTAATTCTTTTATATTTTCCAACTTTTGCGGTGTATTTGTAGCTATATTTTTGGAAAGTCCTAATATAATCAAATCCCAATCCAAGTTTTTATGATCTAATTTTAATAACTCTTCAAAATTTTTTAAACAGTCTTGTAAAATAATCATATCATCTTCGATAATTAGATATAAGTCTTCTTCCGAATCTTTATATTTTGATATCTTAGAAAGTGCATCTTTGTGTTTTTCAATATTACTTATCATTTCCAGACTTAACACTTGAATGCATTGATCAAATAATTCATTCCCGCTTTTATCATATGAAATCTTCTTTTGTAACTCTTCTAGAGTCGGGTAAAGAACTCCTGGATCTGGCGAAATAATCATCGATATTTCAACAGTATAACCAGTTAATTTTCCAGATTCTTTAATGAATTTTATAATAGGATCTAATTTTTCCATGCGATTTGTTAAAATAGATGTATGAATTATAAAAACTTTTAATCTAGGCGCCATTTTTATAAAACAAAACACGTTAACCTTAAATAAAAAATGAATTAAAGATATAATAGAATATTAAATATAATGGAGTTCTGTGAGATATGCGATAACTTGCTATATCTTCGTGCAGAAGAAGATAATTCACTCATAAAATACTGTAAGCACTGTACTTTTTCTAAAAAAGAAGCCGCAACTGAAAACAAAGCTATTAAAGTTTCACAGAATTTATATTCTGAAGATGATCTTTTATATCTTCAGTATCAAAATAAATATCTTAGATATGATCCTACATTACCACGTGTTACAACAAAAACAGATAAAATTCTTATTTGTCCCAGTGCAGATTGCAAAGAATCTAAAGAAAACCCACAAACTCTATATATTAAATATCATCCAGTACATATGAAATATTTATATTGCTGTGATTATTGCGGAACTACTTGGCGAGAAGAATAAAAAATGATATAAATAATAGAGTTATTATAAAAAATAAATGTCTTCACGTAAAGATAATTTTATAATTACAGATGATTCAGAATCTATTAAAAATGCAGATGTAACCAAATATATTTCATTACCATTTATGACTAAATATGAGTTTGATCAAATTATTGGGCTAAGAACAATGCATTTATCTCTTAATGCAGTTCCTTTTGTAAAAATGCCAGATGATTTTAAAATTAAATCAAATATGGAATTACGCAAAATTGCTCTTCAAGAATTAAATGAACAAAAATTGCCGTATATTATAAAAAGACCTATGCCAAATGGTAATGCAGAGTATTGGCCGGTTTCGAAATTAAATCTTGAAACTGTTAAACATATGATGCGTTAGCATTTCCATTTATTTGCGCAAAGTAGACAAGTAAAATACGTTGTCATTGGTTCATCTGCAGAACGCGTCTGAATTTCATAATATGAAACCTTATTTTTCTTACATTTACCACATTTAATTTGATCAGTCATAGCAACTTTACTAACTTCATATGCGGCTTTATTTCTCAATAATTCAGATGCTATAATATCAGCCCAATTATCTGGACTCAATAGAGTCGGATTTAAATATGGTAATTCGTGTGGTAGATATTCTTTTGTAATTAATCCTGGATTTTTTTTTATATTACTTAACATTGAACGCGCTTTAGATAAATATGTTTCTTGAAATATTTCAGATGACCACGAAAGTGGTATTTTATTTTGAGAAGCATAATCAATTGTATTATTATATACACCTATTTCTAAATCTTTCGCTTTTATTTCATCAAACCCATCTATTTGAAGAAATATTTTTGTTACTTGATCTCTCATTGTTTTAATAAACATATAGAATAATCTATAAATCATTTTTTAGATAAAAAATGATTTAACCATAAAAATAATATAAAATATATAAATGAATATAAAACTATCAGATTATGTAAATGATGATATTAATTGCCTTAAAGTATATTTTTCAAAAGATAATAGCAATATAATTGGATGGAAAAATATAAAATTTAATACATCATTTGTAACAAAACCTACTAAAATGAAAACAAAAATGTTTCATAATAGAGATATGATTTATGTATATGATATGGAAACAGATGGTCAAAAAGTAGTCAGAAAAAAATTTATCACTGATAAAAATATAAATAATCTTTATATAATAAGTTATAATAAAGAATTATTACCAACTCATTTATTTCCGTGTACAGATGAAATAATTCATTTTAATGAAAGAGAAACGACTATTTATAGAATTAATAACAGAATGTTTATATATGTGGAAAAAGAAGATGATATACAATATATTTATATAAAATACAATCATAATAATACTATTGATTTATCAAAGATGCAAAATGATATAATTAGAACAATTAACTGGATTCGTCGCAACGTTTCACTGGAACCCATTTAGATGTATCTGCGTTATATTTACAAATATAAGGTATATATATTGCAACTGTAGCATCTTTAAAAGCATTTCTCAACATTTTACTAGTTGCAAATGTTTGAACACAAGCAATACCAATTTTTGTATTATTTACCATACCGTGATTTGTTGAATAAATATCATATACATCTGGATTTTCTGTTTTTCTCAACCATAATGTTTTTTCACTTTCATTATCAATTACTAATACTTGCGATGGTATAATATCCCGCGATAATATTGTAGGGGATTGAATAGATTGCACTTCTTTAAAATCAGGATTATCTTTTACTTTGCGAATAACAGATTTAATTAGAGTATCATCAAAATTAATAAGTTTAGGTTTATATTTATATGAAAACGGACAATAATATATACCTCGTGAAGTATAATTTAAGTTTTTAGATAATTCTATAAGAGCAGTAGTACCTTCCTGGGTTGCATAGGCATATTGTTTCACTTGATATTCACATACATCCATACAATTATTCCGTATATACAAACTTGATAATATTTCAAATGCATATTCAATTCGTTGAGGAAGAGATTTATTAATTAAATATTCTCCTTTAAACCCTATTACATCATTAATAAGAAAAATCCATGTATTATTGAAATCTTTAACCATTTCTCCTTCTATTAATGTATCTGTAAATATCTCGGGTTTCCAATTGCCTTTAGATAAAATAATACGTGGTACTTGATAACCTGATTGCACTTTCTTATCTATAAAATAAATAATGGGAACATCTTCATATTTTGTAAAATACATATAATATGGATTACCATTTGAGCGAAGACAAGATAAATGTGAAATACGATGTATATGTTTTACAGATTCTTCGTCTAATTTATGCCAATGTCTTTGGAGTATAATTATCTGAAATTTCTGCTTCAAATCTTGTAAAATCTTTTCTTTTGTTTCGAATGATTTAATATTATAACATATTCTATCACAAAATGATATTACGCCTGTATGCATTCTTCACTGAATATTTACTTACTTATATTATCATTTTTTATTCTTAAGTACATATTATTATCCAATTTATCGGCAAAGCACATTGGTATTTGTGCTATTGGTAAATCCATGGACTCTGCTTTACTATAAGGACAATCACCAATTTTTTTTACAGGATAATCTATTGGTATACAAGGGGTGGGCATTTTGAAAAATTTATCAATTTCTTTGCTTTGACTATCATACGTTTGATTTAATTTAGTATTATTATCAGGTGGTTGTATATGAATATGTTGCCTATGTACTGGTTTAGGATTTCTTAGTATTAGATAAAATAATATAATTATTATAAAAATTACAAAATATATATCCATTATACTTATATAACAAATTGATTTACTTCTTGTGATTTAGTTATTCCCGGCATTATCTTATCGATACCTTGTGCACTATATACATCTTCGCCATAGACTCCTTGTATTCCTATATATGCATTTTTATGATTTCTTTCATTTACTATATTATTCTGTGCATCTTTAAGATTTTGTTCGGTAATATAATCTGTTACAAGATTCTTCATAGGATATTTGTTATATTTCGTTTCCCAAAAATTAATATTTAGTTTAATCATATAATATCGTAAGTATATTATAAGAAATAGTAAACCAAATAACAATCCGGTTATTGCATCGCCAAATAATATAAATGCAATAATAATCGTGCCTAATATTATTTGCCATTCAATAGTTGAAATAAACTTTAAATACGATACATTAATTAAGGATACAAGTATTATTAAGAATAAAGCAACTAAGCGGAGTACAATAAACTCTAACATTACTATCAGTAGTAAAGAAAAATTGATATAATATTTAACTCTTTTATTATTCAATAATGGGTAAATTAAAGAAATTTACTATAGCCAATACATTTCTTTCACATAAAGGATATGCTATTTTAAAAGATGGTAATAATGACTGTATTAATTACCTGAAATGCATTCTTACAGTATCTCCTAAAACAAATCCAATGTTAAATAGTGATGAATCGCGAAGTTTTCCAATATATCGTGAAAATGCGAAAAAATTATATATTCCCCGATGTCTAGGTTTTGAACTATTTGGAATACCCAAATATGATACAATGCATAAAGGTATTGATTGTCCGAATTTATTATTTAAAGGTGCTTTACGAACAGAACAAATGGCACCGGTAAATGCATTTATAGAAGCGGCGAATGATCCTATGAAACGTGGAGGAATAATTTCAGTAGGTTGCGGTTTTGGTAAAACTATTTTAAGTCTCTATATTTCTTGCCATTTTAAGAAGAAAACTCTAGTTATATGTCATAAAGAGTTTTTAATAAATCAATGGAGAGACAGAATTAAAGAATTTATACCTACTGCAACAATTGGATTAATTAAAGCCAAAGAGATTGATATAAATAAAGACATTGTTATCGCGAGTATTCAAAGTGTTTCAATGAAAGAATATGATTCAAATATTTTTAGTGAATTTGGATTAATTATAGCCGACGAATGTCATCATACAAGTGCGGAGGTATTTAGCAGAACATTACCAAAAATTAATGGACCGATAATGCTTGGATTATCTGCAACTCTTGATAGAAAAGATGGATTGCGTAAAGTGTTTGAATGGTATTTGGGTAAACCGGTTTTTCAATTAAAAGGGCGTTCAGAAAATGAATTAATTGTTCGGATTATAAATATACCGAATGATGATCCTTGTGAAGAATATGGTAAAGAATTAGTTATGTGGAATGGTAAAAAAAATTGTGCAGCAATGATTAATGCGATATGTTCTCATAAAGATCGCACAGATATTATAATAAATATATTAATTAAAGTATTAAATGCAGAACCAGGGCGCCGTGTATTAATATTAAGTGATCGTAAAGGACAATTAAAAACATTTGAATCAGAAATAAAAGAAAAAAATATAGGAACAGTCGGATATTATGTAGGTGGAATGAAAGAAAAAGCTCTCAAAGAAAGTGAATCAAAAGATATATTATTAGGTACATATCCTATGGCAAGCGAAGGTATGGATATTCCTGTATTAAATACGTTAATACTTGCATCTCCTATTTCATCAATTGAACAATCAATTGGACGTATACAGCGTCAGAAACCTCATGAGAGAAAATATATACCATTGGTAATTGATATATGTGATAACTTTAGTTTATATACAAATCAGTCTAAGAAACGCAGAGAGTTCTATAAAAAAAATGGTTATAAGATAATATCAGATAACAGTAGCAGTGATGAAGATAGCGATAATAATTTTGCGCCTAATGTTATAACTTATGATTTTATTGATAGTGATTAGATTCTTATTGTGAATATAATTCACGGGATGCAAGAGTCCCAAATAATATCATTAAAATAATTGCAAGAGAACCAGATACAACTCCTGCTCCTAAATAAATTTTATAATAAACAATCGATACATTAGTTCTTATTATAACTATTCCAATAATATTCATTAAACTATATAAAAATATAATAAATGATAATAAACTAATAAATAATTTTTTGCTTCTATTATATGTCCAATAGAATAATACAGATATTATTGTTGTAAATATAATTGCAGCAAGTACAATAAATACATTTTGAACGATTATAATGTTATCTGAAACAGATACGAAATTTTCTGTTATATCATGAGTTATCGGTATCCATGTGGCAGGCATATTTCTAATTGACATATCTACTAATAATCTAAAACAAAATCTTTGAAATAATTAAGAAGATGGAACATAGAACAGAATATATTTTAATTTTAATTCTAATATTAGTTATTGGAATAAAGATTTCTCAAAGAATTTATCGTTATCAGCAGTATTCAACTTTCTATACAGAAAAACCAAATATGATTGCTCCAGATTCCAGTTATTATAATGAAATAGGTATAATAATTTCTGAAGATTTTGGTGAAAAAGCAATAATATTGCCGTTATATGGTAGAAAAATAAATAATAGTCGATGGGAATATTTTTCAAAATACGATAAATGGTTATTACCTGTGCAGTATTTAAATCGCGATTGTCAGACAAATATAGGATGTGATAAAATATATAATGGCGCGGAAGTAATTATACCCGAATATGCAAATAAATTATTTATTGTAAAACTACGTTAATTTCCATAATAAAATATATAATAAAACAGCTAATAATAATGCGCGTATTAATCTATCATATGGGGCAAATTTAGAAAGTATCGTCACTTTTTCATATAAAAACTCTGTTTCTATAGGATAAAATATAGCAAATGCTAATCCAGATGCTAATATAGCAATTTGCATATGTTTTTTATCTAATCCATATAATGTATTGTTTTGTGTATATGACATATGTATTGGTATTGCAGTAGGCATTGTAGTATATGTTGGTATTGCAATATGTGCTTGCGATTGTGGCATACTGAATTGTCTAGGCGATGTAATAAATTCTTTTTCCATTTCATTTATTACATCTGTTATGACCGGATCTTCTTCAACTTTAGTATTAATAGGTGGTTTGTCCGGTAATTCTTGTACTTGAGTACTCATTGCGACTTTGTTACTCATTTCTAAAACAAAGTAGAAAAAGAAAATATGTTACATTGACGCACCACAATGTACACTCTTTGCTTTATATTTATAGCAAACTCCATCTAGTTCATATATATTCTTGTTTATTTCATCCGGATTAGGCGAATCTATAATTATACACTTATCACCAATACACGTTTTTTGAAATAAAAAACCGAGTGCTATTCCAAAAATAGCGGATATTAATATTTGTCCGTGATTTGTATATAATAATCTGTCAATTATCACATTGAATGATGTTTTTTTATGGCTATTTGCTGCTGCGGCCGCAATTGCAGATATAATCATCTCTTACTAGTTACTTATAAATTAACTGGTTGTGGAATTTTATCACTTGTACAAGCAACTTTTTCATATTCATACATAAAACAATTATTACTTTTATCTTTATAAATAATTTTACCACACGTCTCGGGAGTTGGATATTTAATGATCTTTTTATATGATGGTTTGGCAAGATATATATACAATATACCTGTACAAAATGCTAATATAAACACTGGAATATTTAATGAAAAATGTTTATCAGTCATTTCTATCAAATGTATTGATAATAATACATTGTATATAAATCATCAACCGGAAAAATCGCGCGCTCAAGTGCAATAATTTTATTTAATGTGGCTTTATTTTTTGTAATTTTCCATTTACCAATTAAATCTTTCTGTTCATTAACAAAAATTTCATATTTTGATTTATTATTTATTCGTAACATATTATGTTTTTCATTATATGCATTTTCCATTTGTGCGATCAATTCCAACTTTTCTTTTTTTTCCAACTTTAATGCATCAAAAGCGATTATTACTTTTTCAATAGGTGTTTTCCCACTATTTGCTTGATAATTTAATAATTCAATTGTCCAATTTCGCAATGCCATTATGTTCTATTATAATCAAAAGCATTTAAAATTTCAAAATTTTGCGTTACTGTAGTAGTCGAATTTATATTTGCATTAGTGTCATTACTAATTGTAGGTTGGGAAGGGATTATAGACGTAGAAGATTCCGATGAAGTCAAAACAGGTGTTTGGGATATAATTTGCTGATTTGTTTGAATACCTTGACTATTGTTGTTTGATACACTCAATGGAGGCCAAGGGTTTATGTTTTCGAACATACTCTTAAATTGTTGCGATACCATTAAACTCGGATCACTTGACAATTGTTCATCATATATACTTCTTGGTATATATTTATATACAATGGTAGGTGTATTTTTAATATTAGCAACTTGACTATAATAACCTTGAATAACTAAAAACATCCCTATGAATAATATAAAAATAGCGATTGCTTTCATTATTTTAAATATATATATTTAATTGTTTATTGTAGTCGCTTCAAGTGTATCTGCTACTGTACTAGCTGTTTCCGCAAACATCGCTTTCTTCTTTTCATTTTCTTTATTGATATTCTCCATTTTTTCTTTTTTACGTTCAGCATACTCAATATCTTTATTCTCTATATTTTCTTTATATTTCTTCATTAACGTATTTAAACTTGTCTCAGCATATTCTTGATCAGTCAATGAATTTGGATTCGGAGACCAAGGACACCAACAACCAACTTGCGCTACAAAAATATCAAATTTATCACCCATTTTCTTTAAAATTTCTGCGCGATTTTGCGCTTCTTTTAAAGTGTCAAATGTTCCACGAACTTTAATTCCACGAACAGTTGGTTTATAATTTTGAAACTTGTGAAATTCGTATTCTAAATCCTCTGAATTTGTACTTTTATAAAATTCATATTGGTCTTGCAATTCTTTTACATTTAGATAATGAGCATTATTATCTAAAAATAAATCAAATAAATCGCTATCATCGGGATATTTATTGCGCATTCCTTCAATTAATTGTTTTAAATTATCCGATAAAGTACTTATAAATTTATTGAAAAAATAGATGTTCTTATCTATTAAGACGTCTTCGGGAGATATGAATGATAGACATACATAATTTTGTCCTCTAATTGGTTTATCTTCATCTAAATAATCAATTTGGCTCACATGTACTAAATCTACGTCGGTCATTTTATTAATCGATACTTAAGTTCTTAAATAGTTTTTCTTTTCTTATAATATAGAATGGATACTTCTTTTGATTTCAAAGAGATGGTTACGCGCCTTATTAAATATTTAATAGAAGGTTTAGTTGTTGCTGTTGTTGCAGCAATTCTACCATCAAAATCTCTATCTGGCTCAGAAATTGCATTACTCGCTTTAGTTGCTGCTTCGATATTCAGTATTCTTGATTTATTAGCCCCTTCTATCGGATCAAGCACTCGCACCGGCGTTGGTCTAGGTTTAGGTTTTCAAATGGCAGGTGCTTTATAAAATAGATACATTTGTGCCTAATGCGGCCGAAGCAGCCGAAGCAGCCGAAGCAGCCGCGTCATCCGCGCGTTGATTCCATATACTTTCCCAATCATTATTTCCCGTATGAGCCTTTACATGTTTATATATAATTTTACGCAATTGCGAAAGTTCATCTATTTTTTTAAGAATATCTTGATTTAATACTTTCTTTCTGTCTCTTTTTATCCATCCATTTTTTTTCCAGCCAATTATCCATTTAGTCATTGAATCAATTATTAATTGAGAATCCGTATAAATATATACAGTTTTTTTCTTATTAATATCAATTTTATTACATTGTTCTAATGCTAATAATACAGCAGTATATTCAGCACGATTATTAGTTGATCCGATCGGCAAAGTATAACTAATATTTAATTCTTCTTGAAATGGAAAAATTGCAGAACATCCGGATCGAGAATATTTAGAACCATTACCTTTAGATGCTCCATCTGTAAAAACAACAATTTTATTTTCCGGTTCTGGCATTGTTTCGATTCCTTGAGTTATTGTTTGATTTGCGCTTATACCTAATTGTTGTAAAATAGTCATAATATTAAATAAAAATATAAAAAAAATGAATTTGTTTCAGTTTTATAAAAACAAAACAGAATGAAGCTTTCGATCCCAGACGACCTTTATGATTTTGTCAATAAGCACACAATTCATTATGATTCATCACACGATGTTAACCATGCTATTAAAGTAACCGAGAATGCTTATATGATCCTGCAAAATGAATATCCAGATTTTGATACAGAAATAATAATCTATGCGACAATGCTTCACGATGTATGTGATCACAAATATACATCATCAATAACAAAAGAAGATCTGGAGGAATACATATTTTCAAAAATTCACAAGAAAGCGGAAATTGTTATTGATATCATCAATAATATCTCATATAGCCGAGAAGTAAAAGGAAAATGCAAACTTCTTCCAGAGCCATATAACCATTACAGAAATATTGTATCTGATGCAGATAAACTAGAGGCACTTGGACCCATTGGCATCGCGCGCTGCATTACATATACTTCATCTAGGAATGGCAATCTCGATGATGTTATTAAGCATTGCCACGAGAAACTTCTTTTGCTAAAAGATAACTTTATAAGAACAAAAACAGGAAAAGTTCTTGCGGAACCACTTCATCAATATATTGTCGATTATGTTTCCAATATGAACATAATATAAAGATAATTATTTAATAATAATTATGTCAAATCAAAGTGGGGGATTACTCAATTTAGGAAATACATGTGCAATAAACACTTTGATTCAATGTATATACGCCTGTACATCTTTGCGAAATATATTGCTGCATTCTTCTAGTAAGAATAATTCTATAACTACTGAATTAATAGATATTATAACTAAATTATCACAGGGACATTCATTATCACCAAAAGGTTTTGTTCATAAATTATATACTATATTTAATCATATTTTATCACCTGGCGAAGAATGTGATATTGGCGAATTATGGTTACTTTTAGGAGAAAAAATATCAGATGAATTTAATATAGAAATAAATACAAATGAAGCATCAATATCAAATATAGATGCAAGCATATTAAAAATGAATAACAACAAAGATAGTGATTGGCAAAATGCAATTCAAGGTGTTAATATATGCATTACAAAATGTAATAATTGTAATGAAAATATAATTAATACAGATATTTTTACAATATTAACACTTGATTTATCAACTAATATAGAAATAACTGATATGCTTTTGTCTTTTTTTAAAGTCGAGGAATTATCTGAATGGAAATGTGATAAATGTAATAAGCAAGGATGTCGTAAACAATATCAAATATATAAACTACCAAAGGTTTTAGTAATTTTAATAAAAAGATTTAATAATAATTCTGTAAAGCTAGAGAATCCTGTAAATATATTACCAGAATTGAACATTAATAATAATAGCTACAAATTAAAAAGTGTTGGCAACCATTTCGGAAATTACCACGGAGGCCATTATACCGCGGCAACTTTAACAGATAAATGGAGATATTATGATGATATATCAATACATAATATTGATATAGATATTATAATGAATAATAATACGTATGCATATATTTTATTTTATGAAAGAGAATAGGCGAGTTTCCAATTTATCTATACGAATTTGCTGTTCTTTTATACATTCTATTAATAATCCAATAACATTTCCATATGCAACAGATTTATCTCCATTTTTATTAGTTTGAACAGCTTCTGGTAAGACTTCTTCAAGTTCTTGAGCTATTACACCAGTATATCTCTGGCCATTATCGATATCAATTCTTCTATATGTATATCCATTTATTTGTTTTATTTTTTCAATTGAATTATCTATAATTTTTAAATCTGTTTTATATTTTTTATCAGATAATGCTATAATATCACCAGAAGCATATATATCGCCATCTACATTTAAATATATTGATGAAGTACCTTGAGCCGTTGAATAAAATGAAGGTATTGCAACACTTGTTGATTGAGTTATGCCAATACCGACACAGCCTCCAAAAGATATTAAACCTGGATTTACGCTACCGGGACCATACCATTGACTTGATGTAATTGATTGGGTTGATGTGTTAGTTATTCTACCATATTGATCTACTGATATAATTGGATATGCATAAATTGAATTGGATGTATTTACGGTTCCACCTATTATAGCAGATCCAAAAACATAAGCAGGTTGCGATATAGTCGTAAGTGGATTTGCTGTCACAGCAGTTGTTGTTGTTAATTTTAATAATGTTTGGAAAACATTGCTAGATAGTATAGGGCCATATTGAGTTGTAGTAACATTACTTGCTGTAATTGTACCCTGTACTTGCAATGTTACACCGGATGGCGCAGATATAGATCCACAAGTTATTGCACCTGATACTATTAAATTAGTATTTGTTCCTGTTCCCCCAATTCCTACGCTACTACTATTTATTTGCAAAGTAGGTATTGTATTGCCACCAGTTATATCAGTAAATGTAGCGATAGGTTGTCCAATAGTATTAATATATTGATTTACTTGCAAACCTGCAATATTAACATTACAATTAGTTATAGATATATTGGAAGTCAATGATCTACCTGTAACTATTAAATTATTTATACTTGTTGTGTTTCCTACTCCAATATTCGCGCTTCCTACAACGTGTAATATAGATGAAGGTGATGTTGTTCCTATACCAATATTACCAGATGCAATTATACTTGTATTTGTACCTGTTATTGTTGTACCTGTATAACTACCGACAACAATTGTTCCATTTGATATTTCTAATGAATTTACAGGTACATTTATATTTCCTATAGCTATATTCGAATATGCATTTAGTGTATTTGTAGTAATGTTATATGTATTCGCAGTACCATTAACATTAAGCGTATATCCTGAATTTTTACTTAATACTTTAGTTCCACCAATATTTACAGATCCCCCCGTACCTACACTTAAAATTGGAATATTTGCATTTGAATTGTAGCTATCATAAAAATCTGCAACTGTGCAAATAAATGCACTTGATTTTGAAGCAGTAGCTTGTCTAACTAATAATCCAGGTAAGTTATTCGTGGGAGTTGCATTTGAAATCGAAAATGATTGTGTCTCAGTAACTGATGTATTTTGAATAGTTGTAGTACCGATAACTGTTAAATTACTATTTACTGTTAAATTGTCTATAATCGTAGTGCCATTATATCCAATATATGTATTTCCTATAACATGTAATTTATAACCTGGATTAGTAGTTGCTATACCAATATTTCCTGATATTATCAAATTATTTGCGGATGCATATGAATTTCCTATATATGTAGATCCAATAGCAACTCCATTTGATACTTCTAATATACCAGTTGTTGATAAATTTCCCGCAGATATAGTATTTGCCGTATTTTGTGATAAATTTGTAACTAATCCATTTACTGTTAAACTATAAGGTAATGTAGTTGAACCCACACCTACCGTTATATTACAACTACCGATCTTTAGAATCGGTGTAGTATTTCCTCCTGATATATCTGTAAATGTGGCTATGGGAATATTATTACATACTTGACTTATCTGCAAAGCAGCATTATTTGGATTCGCATTTGATATAATGACATTTGAATTAATAATTGATCTACCTGATATTAATATATTGTTTAAAGTAGTAATACCACCTGATCCAATATTGGCATTACCAACAACATGCAGCATCGATGTAGGTGAATTTATACCAATTCCTACATTTCCGGATACAATCAAACTTGTTCCACTAGTTAATGAAGATGTACTGCAATATGAACCAATAACTACACCACCATTTACTTCTAAAGAATTATATGGACTAACAGAACCACCGATTCCGACACTTCCTTTTACTACCATCCCTGTTATTCCCGATATTGGATCTCTAAATGTCGATGGTGAATAAGAAGCATCTGAATAGCCGATTGATACATTCCCTAATATATTTAATGCATTCACTGCATTATTTGCATTTACAATTGTTGATCCTATCGCTACATTACCACATACATATAAACCATTTGCAGGGGCAATAGTTGCTAGTGTATTACCAATTGCTACATTTCTATATACATCAAAAGAATTTACTGGATTTAATATTCCAATACCAATATTACCACTTACATATGTATTACCTGATATATTTAATGCATTATTTAAATTGACAGTGGTACCAATACCAACTGCACCGGATATAATTATGCCATTATAAGGTGCGCTATAATTTGAATATGCATATTCACCTATTGCAACATTACCACAAATATTAATTTTATTTGTAACATTACTTGTTCCCAAACCAATATTTCCAAATACATATAAATTACTTGTTATTGATTGATTACCTTGTATATTTAACGCATTATTATATGCAGTTGTACCAATACTAACAGTTCCTGCCACAATAATACTATTGTTTTGAGCGATATTTGGAATATTATAACCAATTGATACACCGCCCCCTAATATACTCAACAAATTTGATGTTGTTGTTCCACCAATGCCTATATTATTCTTACTATCAATAATTAAATTAGTGCCTACATTTATACCAACTGGTGTTTGTAATATTATTGGCCCTAAATTATTCTTTATAATAGCATTGCAAGACATATCATTTATTAAATAAAAACCATTATTAGATAATGCATTATTCGCAACAATATTAATTCCGCTCAATGAATTATTTCCATCTATAATAATTGTATTCGATGAATTAGTATTTCTAATATGTAATTTTCCTAAAGGATTTATTGTTCCAATACCAATATTTGTATTTGTAATTGTCATTACATTATATGCATTTACTTGTGAAATAATATTACTCAAAGGCTTATGTAAATCTTGATTAGGTCCCCAATTCTGAAATTGATGTATGGGTGCAATATATCTTAATTGGTTAATTCCAGAATCTACTAAAATAGTAGAATAATTTGAATTAGAAGAATACATTACTCTAAAGATTACCCTATAGAATATTTAAATCAATAATTTCGATAGTATCATAATCTTTATTCATCATATCTTTGGCTATTAAACCTGCTTCTAATCCAGTATTTGCAGTAACTATTACTTTAACATCAGGATCTTGTGATTTAGAAAATTGAACTTCCCATAATGTATCTGTAATTTGTGTTGACCAATAAAAATTAACTAATAGTAATTCTTTATGTATTATATCTGATATACTTTCTTTATTATTCGCTTTAACTATTGTTCCATTTTTTAAATACCATATAATAATGGGTTTTTTTTCTTCTAGCAAATTTATATCATAACAAGATTTCAGAGAATAATATTTTCTGATATCATTTAAACAGTTATACATTATTTATTAAAAATATATAAAATATTCTTATATGTTTTTCAAAAAATGATAAATATTTTGGATTTTTAATTATAAATGAGCGAACAACTTTCGAATTTGCTCAATAAAGGAAAAATTTATTTAAATGAATTGAATTTATTGGAAGCACAATATAGAGAAATTAAATATATAAATATTGTACCATATAGTAAAGAAATTGAAGATACTCTTATGAATATTATTTATAAAATGAACTTAATTAAAGAGCGACTGATTCTAATTTCCGGAGAAGTTATTGATATTAAAAATACAGAAAGAGATAAGGTAGCAGATTTTCAATTAAAAACAATTAATAGATTTTTATATGATTGTTGCTGTTAATACTAAATCTATAATCTACATTTCTCGCAGTCACAATTAAAACCATATTGATTTAATAATTTCTTTTGGTGTTCTTTTTTTGATAAATTTGTATTGCCATAATATATAAATAATTCTTCACCTAACTTTATATTCCGCAATGTTATAAAATGCATACTATTTCTTCTTTGAATAAATTCTATATTTGGAATACAAGAATGATTAAACATCGCACCTTTAAATAATAATAAAGGCTCATCTGTTCCAAAAGCATTTGAAACATATTTCATTGAATATAATAATAAATCATTCGCATTAATAGAAAGTAATTTACTTTTCATTATTTCATCTTTGAGACATATTATATCATTATATAATATATCATAACTTAAAAATTTAGTATTTTTAACTTCATATGGCAATAGATTCATAAATTTCTCTTTTATTTTATTCGATGATTCGAATAATACTTTATAAATAATTTGCAACATTTTATGGTATTTTTTTTTATTATATAAATGCACTGTAGCATTTTCAATCAATATTGTTGTATCAGTTGGAATATCTTTTATGGCGTAATATCCATAGCGTTTTGTATTATTTAGTATTTTAATTGATTTAGATTCCATAATATATAATATTAGTGTAATCTTTATTATCCTTATCCTACGAATCTTAATAAATCATGTAAATGTTTATCAGTATTATTATTTTTAAAAGGTTTATGTTCTATATTTTTGAATTGGCCACCTATTTGAGTATTTACTACTATTTCAGCTAAATTATATTCCTTATTATTATTTATATTTTTATTTGCCAATAATGCGGCTTTACTTGTTCTATAATATGATAAACCACTCTTTGAATGTGAGTAAAATTCCATAGGTCCAGTAAAAATTATAATAACTCTGTTATTTTCTCTTCTTACACTATATTTACCATTTCCAAATGTTAATAATTTATCAATATCAATTTCCATAGTTTTTTGATCTTGTAGTATATGTTTTGTAATTATACCAAAACCACTAATCCATAATTTATGTGTAATATTTGAATCTGTATTTTTTATTTTTATTAAACTAAAACCATCATTTTCTCTAAATTCATATATATTATCGTAACTACCTTTTGTATTTTCTGCAATTAAACCTTTTGTATATGCCACAAGTGAAGATTTTAGAATATATACATAGTTATTTTTATATAATGTAATCTCTTCGATATCTGAAGAAAATGGCGAACATAATCTAATTGTTGCATTATCTTCTGTTGCATATAATGTTGCCATTTCTATAGTTTTATCTATTATATCACCTCCAATTTGTTCTAGTTCTAATGCTTGTTTTTGTGTATTAGGATTCGGATTCGGATTCGAATTCGGAAGATCCATACCTAGTGTCTTACCCAAATTAAGATCCGCTTCCGGTGTCATATCAAAATCTTTTTCTAATGTATTTGTATTTTCTCCCGACAATAATTCGGGAGAAAGCGGCGCTGCATCTATCGCATTGAAATTTGTATTTTCTGGTTTAATTACAATACCAGAATCCATATAATAAATAAAATCTTTATTTGTAACAATTGCCTCATTTAAATTTAAAGTTACAACTAATATATCATTACCACTACCTTGTTTATCAATACTTATTTTATCTGGAGATATATTACCCCAATCAATTTTTATCAAACGTATGCTATCGTCATTAACTGGTTCTACATTATCTGACTGATTCTGAATGTTAGATGTTCTATTACCCATTACTATATATTTATTAAGAATTCTTTATTCTATTAATTTCCTCACTTAATTCTTTTATTGATTCAATTATTAAACCCATCATATTACCATATGCTAATCCCATATATTCATTTTCTGTATTAACGGCTTCAGGCAAGACTTTAAGTACTTCCTGTGCAATTAATCCAGTTCCTTTTTTACCACTGTTTTTCATAATAAATGTATATCCACTTAATGTTTTTAATTTAGCTAAGGCATTATCTATTTTCTTTATATTATCTTTCAGCCTAATATCAGAATCAACAACTTGATTTCCATGTGCTATAGCATCACCATATACTTCTAGAGATCCTCTTATATACACATTACTTGTAAATTTTGCGAATCCATCATATAACTGTTCTCCGATGGTATGAACTGGTACACTCGGTGATGATGTATTTATACCGATATATCCTTTATTATTTATAAATAAACCGTTATTATTATTATTTATAAATGTAGCCACATTTCCATTCACGTTGTTTTGCTGTATATATATTGCATTTGATATATTACTTGCAAATATTGTTAAAGGATATATTGGTGTAGTTGTACCTATACCAATATTACCATATTGATTAAATGTTATAACTTGCTGATTTGAATTAAATAATTGTAGAATATCTCCAGATGAACTTTGATTTAATATTGTAACAGGCATATTGCAAGTGTTAGTTACATTTAATGTGCTTATTGATAATATGTTATTTTGCAAAGATAAAGGTTCAATTATAGTACTATTATTTTGCAACACATTGCTACTAGTAAATTGAATATTATTATTTGCACCAATTCGTATAGTTACTATATTTGGCGAATTTATATTACTTAATTGTATTTGTTTTGCTATTAAACTTTGTAATCCATTATTATCAGAAATTTGTAGATTTCCATTTGATATATTTGTAGATAATTTTGTGCCGTTAAGATCTATTGTTGATCCTGATAAATAGATATCTCGCCATCTCTGAGATGGCGAACCAATATCATAGTAAATATTTGAAGTAGGCAATAACGCCCCGCCTATACCAATATTTCCAGAAACTTGCAATGGATATATTATTGATGATTTTGATATTTTAGAACCAATACCAATATTGCCTACTGAATTTACTATTAAAGTTTTATTTAAATCTGTCCCTAATTCCAATATATTATTAATTAAAGTATTTGCCTGAATAATTGATATAGTTGGTATGCCAAGGCCATATGATGCAATTGTATTTATAATTAAATTGGTATTTATATTTACACTTGATTCTGTAAATGTCGCACAAGTACGTGTTCCTGCAGATATTCCAAGTGTGCCTATTGTTGATAAATAAATACCAGTAGTATTGTCACTTGAAAATGTATATGAAGGCATTGATGTATTGCCGGTGCTAGTATAAATTTGACCGCCATTTATATCTAACATTGCACGAGGCACTGTAGTACCTATACCAACACTTCCTGCATAATTTACGGTAACTCTATTAATATTATTTGTATTAATATGTAATGCATCTGCATTTGCATATTGATCAATATGAAGACCACATACAGTATTGTTATTATAAATATGAGTATAATATTTAGGTGAATTTGTTCCAATACCTAAATATTGACGATTATTTGGTTTTATAATTATATTTCCATTACTTGCAGATATACTACCTTGATTTCCTAAAAATAAATTAGGCACACTACTATTTAAATATAAAGAGCCATTCATTAATGTATCAAATTCATATGTGAAGCCTGTACGTTGTGAAGGACCAAACAACATAACTGTTTTATAATTTGTATGATCAGATGTAATCTCGGAGCTTGTAGTAGAGTTACCCCAAAACTCCCATTGGAAATATATATTCGACATTGCCATTCGATAAATATTATTAATTAATATTGTAGGATCACCATATTGATCATTTATATACATAGAATTCCTAAAATGTACTTGTGTTTCTGTCGATGGATCAGATGAATCTAAGACTAACATATTTGCATTATAACCATTATATATATGAAATAGGTTCTTAGTTGCAATATTTCCATTTACTACAATACCTCCGCACTGAGGTTTTTGTGTTATAGGTTGTAAGAATATATTTACACTTTGGAAAGATACGCCCTGTTGCTGAGTACCTCCGCCACCAGTTATACTTGCTCCATTTATATAGAATTTACCTGTTGTATTTATATCTCCATTAACATTTAATTCATATTTAGGATTAGCTGAAGTTTTAATACCTATATTTCCTGATTTATTTATATTTAATATAGTAATATCACCATTCCCATCATTTTGATTTTGCATATCAAATATAAATTCATTATTCGATGTAACCATTCTGAAATCATAGTTATTTGCTTGGAATATAAGTTGCGGGCTTGCATTATTTCCAGTATCTAATAAACGTAAAGATCCCCTTGATCCTATATTAGCAATATCTAATGCAAATTCTGGTTGACTAGTGCCTATACCTATACATCCATTATTTGTAAAACAAAATATTTCAGTAGAAGGTGTATTATTATCGCTATAAATAAATCCTAACTTTTGCCCAAATGCAGCATTGGGTCCTTTTATTGTCCAAGAAGTTGGTGATAAAGTTGAATTTATTGTTTGGGCATATAACTTTTCAAAATACATTTCAGGACTTGCCGCAGATGTATCTTGGCCAGATGTAACATATTTAGTTAATTTGAACATATTTGATCCACTATTTTGTGTATAAATATGTAGCATAGCAGTAGGGTTTTTCGTATTAACTCCTACATAATTTTCAGTAGCTGATATAATACTTGGAGTGAAACTTAAATATGGATTTTTATAATAATCATAAAACCCAAATGTTGTATTAACCCCATTTCCATATTTTGTATCAGTTGGCGTTATTAACCCAAATTGCAAACATCTCTGTGTATTTGTATCATCAACTATACTAATTAATCCATTGCCTGTAATTGTATGAAAAACAGCAATTAACGAATTTTGTTTTCCTTGCAATCCATAATCTGGATAAACGCGCAATGATGCATTCTCATTGACATTTATATTTATAGGAGAACCTATAATGAGAGAACTCCCAGAAGAAGGTGTTAGTATTATATTACCTCCAGCAATAAATACATCATTTTCTTCCAAAGGTATAGGAATACCTGGAGATATTGTTTCATTTTTGTAAAGAACTGAATTTATTTTAAAACTACCTGTAATATTAATATCACCTTTTACTACCATATTACCTCCAACTGTTAATAATGCATTCCGATCTAATGTATTTGGACTAATATCTAATGCTTGTAATGTATCTCCTATTACAACTTGATTACCGCGCATCCATAATGCGCGTGGAAGAGTATCATCTGCAAATGTATTTGATCCATATCCAATTTCAAGAGTTTTTCTAAGATCATTTGATTTAATTCTCCAATAATCAGATCCTACAAAATCTATATTAGTATCTGGACTAATAGAATTATCACCTCTGAATAATCTAATCATTGTACTATCTGAATAATTACTCTTGATCTCTAAAGTAGATTGTGGTATTGGAATACCCATACCAACATTTCCATATGTAAATAGACTAAATCTTTTACGATTTGGCGGAGCAACATTATTTAATGTAGTTAAAAAATCCTGACTATCTAACCAAGGTACTATTTTACGATTATCGCCTGTATAATAACCATCGTATGACTTTATACCACCATTTCCAATCGCCAATGCATATAATTTTTCAGGTGTAATATTAATGGCTACATTTTTAGAGAAAGAATTTAAGAATTGAATTCCATTAAACGTAACGTTGCACCCAGTGTATGGATCAATGTTTTGAAATGTATTGTATTTCCATAATCCAATTTGTGTAATTACATTCGGAGTTACTGATTGGTCTAAATACTGTAAATTCCCCGAAAAAGTAATAGTGCCGCGAACATCTAATTCTGATAATGGATTATATGTACCTATACTTACTTCTTTATTAAAAACTCCTAATGTAGGAGGATTATCTGCGCGAATAACTGGTAAATTAAGTGTACTCATATCAGTACCAGGAAAGAAATATATATTTTGCGCGACACCAGATATCGGATATGATCCATCATAATTAGGATCCCTCAATGATGGTGTTGCTATAACTAAACTACCATCTACTCCACCATTTACATTTGATGCAACTCGAGGATGACCCATAAACGCAGCAGCAGTATATCCTAAAGTAGGGTCCATTGTATGTAATTCTAGTTCGTAAATATCTGTATTATATTTGAATACACTTAATTGATTATTAAAGCCATTATTAGTACCAATACCTACACGCCCAGGTGTCCAAAAGCCATTTCCTGTAAAATTAATATTCTGTAGTAATGGCGATGATGGCGCAAAGTCAATCATTTGCCAAGCATAATTTGAAGTTGGTATACCATCTGCGCCAACATAAATATTACTTAACATTTCTGTAAATATTTGTCCTCTAACTCGTATTGAATTATTTACAATTATATCGCGATTTATATAGACATCATTACAGAAACTAGCGACTTCTACTAAAATAGCGTCATTTGCTATAATTTGATTTAATGTAGATATACCATCTACATTTAGATTATAGTTTATACTTTCGCTACCATTTAAATATAAATCGCCACTTGTCATTGTTACGTTTGATGTAAATGTATAATCCCCATTCGCAAATGGTCCTGGATTTATTTGATTTGCGGGTATAGTAACCCCGAGACGTCTTACATATAATTCATCTATATTTTTTGGTGTTTTGCTTTGATTATCATATATTAATAAATTTTTTGCATAAGTTGATCCTTCAACATGTAAAGTCATATTTTCACTTACAGGAGTATATACTGTATTTTGAGGAACACGCGGATCTGGACCTAATGAATTATAATTCAATATAATATTAGAAGATGTATGGATTCCAATTCTTCCCATTGTATCTATAATAATATGAGGTGCCATACTATTATTGAAACGTTCATAATGCGGTATTTGATCTGGAACTAATTTTAAATATGTATATGTATTCCCAGTATTTTGATCATATCCGGTTTCTATATTACATTTACTATATAATGCTTGGAAATAGTCTTGATCGCGGCCAATATGAAATTCTAAATTAGTCCATGCGGGTGTATTTATAACTGCTGGCGAATGTATATCAGATCCTAGAATACCTAAGCGCATTTGTGCATATTCTTTATTTTGAATAGATAGCTGTGAATGTTCAATTGTTAAATTCGCTGATTGTACAATATTCATTGCATATGAATTATCGGACGATTCAAAATAATTACCAATTGTAACTGTACCGTCAAACCATATATCTGCAGGTGCATCACTTTGTAACCAAGGTGAATATCCAATTGCGGCCCCACCTGTTCCTAATACAGTTCCTCCATTTGCGATTACATTGCCAGTTACATATAGACTGCCATCTATATATCCTGCATATTGATTTTGATTATTTGTTCTTATTGGCAATGTAGTATTTACTGCAAAGCCTCTTTCATCTACAATAAAACTATATTGCCCATTTTCTTTTTCACCGACTACTAAATATTGTGTAGATGATAAGTTTAACCCATCATTAGTTGCATATGATAGTAGCCCTATTCCAAGACTATCTATTTTAATTTGAGCCGGTTGATAATTGGCATAAATAATTGACGCAATAGTCATTATACTCTGATAATTAAGAAGATCTTTATATCATATTATACATCCGATCAATCCAACAAGTGTATTATTAGGTGCAGTATACATAGTTTCTATCCAGGGTGTAAGTTTATAATTATCAGGATCCCAATTAGTTGTTGATTTTGCAAACGTATAGTTTGATATTAATTCTATATTATCAGTAGTTGTTGTTGTTGCTTCTATATTTGTATTTTTTGATTTAGATTGTGTACCTACAAAAATAGGAACACCATTTATAACTTTTTTAACTACAATATTCTGTTGTGGATTTGTTGTTATACTTTGTATAATTGTTTGTGGATGTACTGCATATGCCACACCTTCATTTGTTGAAGCCAAAAAATCACCCACATTTACAGCAGTTGCGCACCATACTTTTGTATGTCCAGATATTGCAATTATAGTTTTGGGCGTGTGTTTAAGACAAATACCAACAACATTATTGTCATTTTTCAATGATTTACGCACATTTAAAATATTATTTGTATAAACACCACTTGATGAAACAATATAATATAAATCAATAAAAGTTAAAGGATCAACTTTTATACAAGAAATAGTATCTGTTAAATTTTGAAAACTAAAATTATTTACGGTTATTGAATTTGCAATAATATCTCCTTTTACACATAAAGCCTGAGTTAATCCTTCATTGCTATTATATCCAATACCTACTTTTTCACCAGAAATACCTAAATAGATTTGATTATTTACTATATTTGTATCATTTGGCTCTACTGAAGTTTTTAAAAATACATTTCCTATATTTATATTAAAATCAATTTTACTATTATCTATGAAATTTCCTATAATAATTGGATATTGAGATAAAAATTTATTTACTGATAATTGGAAAACACTATCTGTGTTATCTCGCAGATTATTTAAATTTGAATTACCTATTGAAATAATTTTTGAGACAGCAGAATTATTAAAAGAACTATTGCCAACAATAATTGAACTATTAATCTCATTCGTGCCACCTCCGCCAATATTATTACCAATAATTAAAGATCCGTCCCCAGATGTCGAAAAGTTATTACCTATGCAAACATTATTTGTACCTCTTACATTAATAGATTTTCCTAATATAACACTATGAGTATCTAATGTTGCTAAATTTCCTATATAAAATTCTAAGTTATTAAATATATGTGAAATATTATAATTATGTAATGAATATGAAGCATATAAATCACCTCCATCTATTTTACGCACAAAATTAGATGATGATATATAATTTAATGGATCCCATATAGGTACACTAATTTCAATCTTATCAAGTAAAGATAAATCTACATTAATATTATATCCATTTAATAAGTTTGCATTTGTTGCATTAAAATTATAATTCCAATATAATGATAAACAATTATTATTAAAATTATCGTAATTTACTATTAAAAGAGTAGTAAAAGTTTCATTAATTATAGGTTTATATAAATTACTGGTTGTATAAGTGCCTGCTGTTAAATACCAATTATTTTTAGTAAATGTAAATTCAAGTAGCGATTTTGTACCACTATAAAAATTTATATTAAATTTATTATTTTCGAGAAAAATAGATTGACTGTTTGCTAATGATGCAATAGTTTCAAAGGATAAAAGTGTAGAAAATATATTACTTGAAAAATAAGAAAGATTTTTCGCGAATGTATATGTTATATTTTGATTTTCTTTTTCATAAGCTATAATATTGTTTATATCTGTGTTTTGATTTAAATATCCTGTAAAATGATTTTTATATAAATCGCTATAAATTGATATTTTACTTAATCGATTTATATATCCTGGTATCATAGAATTATTATATGTAAAATCAAATCCATACAATGGATATGGCGCTGTTTGGGTTAATATATAATTTTGTGTAAATTGAAAATTAATATCATCTAAATAGTTTATAATGTATTGATTGTCTACGATTTTTATATTTGATAATGTATTATCAATAATATGTATATATCCAGAATTAATAGATAATTTATCAGGAGGAATGTTTATAACAGATGATAACGCCTGACTTTTATTATTTATATATGTATATTGTGAATAATTATTTACAACAGTTGGCATTCCTGCTACATCAATTTGTACTTGTATTGATGATAATGATAAATCATACGGGCTTGATGATATTGAAACAGAAAAAGAATCTCCAATAAGATTGGTTCCCAGATTTTTCCCAAAATGCTGATATACAATATTATATAAATCATTTTGAGTAAATCGTTGAATAGTATTACCAGTATCTATATTTTGAATAATTCCATTCGATGGCTGTGAATTAATATAAAAATATGTATCATTATCTTTATTTATTACATAGTTTATAAGTTGACTGAGATTAACCGAATCAGATTCATCAATAGTCAATCGTAAAATTGTATAAGAGTTTAATATATTTGGGGTATATGTTAAATTATATGTAGCCACATTTTCAATATATTTCCAACTATAATTCAAAGCCAAATCTGATTCTAATGTCCATAAAATATCTTTACTAGAAATAGAGTTTTTTTGAAATTGTATATTACAATGTGTACGCCATACTAAATGATCGACTTTCATACCATATGATGTATCTGGGGGCAATGCATAATTAGTAAATGAACTCGCATTTATTATACGTGATGTAAATCGAGATATATAATTTTTTATATTTATAGTATATTTTGGAGATACTTGGTTTGAATTATACAATAATCTACATGTAATAACATCATTTGATAATCCACATATATCATTTAAATTATTATAAGGTATATAACGTATATTATTATTAATAATATCATAATATGATATTGAATTATTTATATAACCATAATTAGGATATGTATCTAATATAAATTCCAATTTTAGAGGGTCTATATTTAAAGAATCAATTTTATTCCAAAATGATCCTATTTTAGTATTTCTCCAATTAGTAAAATTTTGTATAATTAAACTGAAACTTGTAGAAGACGGAAATTCGTAATGCAAATATGATTTAAATGATATTGAATTATTTGCATATCCTGGAATAGTTTGATATGGCATTACTGACATATTAATTACGTCATATGCAATAGTAAAGTTATTTATTACATTATTACTAATAAATTGGATATTACTAGTATTATATATATTAAAGATATTACCAGATATTATATTATTTTGTTCTGATATATTATTAAAAGATATTCCTGATGGTATAGTATTCGCTTGAAAACGAATGCCTATATTATTTTGATTAGGTATTGAATAATAGAATAAATTTTGATTTAATGTATTATTATAAGTGCTTAATCCAATATTAAAAGATTGTTGAATATTAGTATAAGGTGTTTGTATTAAATTTATTATTTTTTTGAAATTTGAAGAGCCGCAAATTGTATTTGATGAATAAAAATACTCCAAAGTATCTGTTTGGTATCTGCCCGATGCCAAATATGTCATATTCGAAAATGTTGCATTATCCATAGATATTGACATAATAAGTGAATTAGTATTTTTATTTATAATCGATCCATTGTATATATTTATAAAATGGATGTCAGTTGGTATAAAACTCATAGAATCATTTTTAAATATATTTGTAAAATTGTTTGCGCGCATTGTATTTGCATCAATTTCAATGCTAGCATATGTTGGTGGTTTTGATAATATATTTATTTCTTTTACAGGAACTGTTGTTATATCTAATCGATATGTATTATTTATAGATAATTCTATATTACACGATACTGAATATGAAGTACCTTTTATATAAATATTATCTGTGCTATTCCAGTATCTTAATCCTGTTTGCGTGGTTGAGGTTGAATTAATAAATAATAATGAATCAGGTATTCTAGAAATAGATAATAATAGTTTTATTGGTGAATAAAGAAACAAATTATTTAACTTTATATACGATTCATATCTATTATAATTATTATGTATTGTAACATTACTAACAGTAATTGATAACGGATTTTGATTATATAATAATTGTATTTGTGTTTTATTATAATCTGTATTAATTGCTTGTATTGCATCATCCGAATGATACAAATAATTACCTGTATTTATATCATAATTATTATAATGATTCTGATTTGATGCACTAAGATATATAGTATTATTATATGCAAAGTATATCACAGAATTTATTATATTACTAGATAACTTAATAGTATTTGATTGTAACGTCGGATAATTAATATTATAATTGCTTATAATGTTACTAGATATTGAATTGTATTGTATAATATTATTTGTATATGTATTAGATGATGTGTAGAATGTATAGAAATATGATGATATTATATTTGAAGCAGTTCCATAAGGAACACTAGTAGTATAATATATATTCGAATTTGTAATATTGCTTGTTGTATATCTATATCCTACTAATGGATCATATTGTATAGGTGTAAAAATAGTAGTTTTAATTAATATTCCTTGATTACTTGTAATTATAGTTGTATCTATATTTGATTTAGGAACAGTAATTGTGTTTACTGTATATTGATTATATTGAGATGAAATAACCGAAATTGGTTGCATTACACCTATTTTAATTGGCAATGTTCTTATTGTATTATCATATATGTAATTATAATGTCTTGTTAAATATTTATTATTACTTGAAATAGTTATATCAAAAGAAGATAGTGGGATCCATGGATTTATTGTAGAATATGTTATATTTGATAAATTATTTGTAATCAATGATGAAGATGTATTTAATATACCATTTGATGGTGATTTTTGAATATAATAATTATCAATAGTAAGATTATCGATTAAACCTTGATATAAATTTAAAGAATTTGTGGCTATTGTATATGTTATAGTCTCTTCTATATTTTCCCAAATATTTGTTGCAGGATATGATATTATTGGTATAGAAATATTTGATGTTTCAATTTGTAATCCAATAATTCCATATTGAGAATTTTGTTTTAATTGTATTTTTCCAAGAGTAAAATCAGATAATTTCATAAATAATCGAGGACAATTGTAATATTCATTATATAATGTATAATATGTATTATGTATTAAATTTGTATATGGTATTGCTTTTATATAATTAATATCATTATTAGTATAATTTAAGTTTGTAAATGCATATTCTGTATTTAATAAAACAGTAAAAAGATTTCTGGCTACATTTTGTGATAATGGATATGTATAATTATTAAATAAATTTTGCAATATATTTAAATTTGACCATGCAGTATATAGATTAGTATATTGATAATTCTGCAAATATGTTAAGAAATCTTGACTAAACGGCGATGGATAGTTTTGTGACCAATATGATAATTGTTTATTTAAATCAGTATATGTTCGAAATGTATCATTATTTGCCAACGGAGATAAATATATTAAATTTTGTGCATCTATATTAATATTTGATAGACATGTGTAATCAATTGCTGATAGATTTGTCATTGTGTTTAATAAATTAGAGGATTCATTTATAATCGAATTTAAAGGCGGTTTTAAATAATCATAAAAAAATTGTAAATTACACGAATATGCAATATTAATACAACTTACAGTTCGATTGTATAATCCTGGCGCCAAACTATCGGGATATTGTGAAATATTACAATTATTCATTATAACGACATCATTTGATGTAAATTGTATTTGATTTGATAGTAATGTAACATTTGAACTTAAATATGTTAAAAATATATTAGTATTTAAATCAAATGTTGGGATGCTGTCTAATAGAATATCATTTAATAGTAAGGTTTTAATTGTATTATCTTGGATTGTAATTTTATTTGCTGGATATATTTCTCTTTGCGATGGATTAAATGTTATATTGAAAGTCATACAATTACTGCTAGGGAGCCCATAATTTGAATTTGCATTATCAGTAATTGAAAATATAGGTGTAATTTCAAAAGTATCTGTTGTATTTTTAGCATATTCGATAAAAGGTGTATATTGAATATTAAGTATTGTATTTGAATTGTATATTGTATTATTTAAAGTACCATATTTTGGCAATTTAGATACAGAATATAATATATTACAATTTGGTAAATTTATTCCCATATTTGAATTTACAGTATATGTCCAGTCTATTGAAGAAGTTTGAAATTGAAATATATGTGAAGATGATTTTAAGAGACTTTTTCCTGTATGTATAGTATATCCGTTAAAATTATAAATTGGTGGTGCCACAGTTTTGCCAATATAAATAGGGGCTGTTATATTTGATGGATTTATTTGTGTAATATTTGCAATAACTGGAATAATTGGTAAATTACATCCAAGCGAATCCTTTCCTGGTATAAAATGAATATATGGATAAAGTTCATGTGTATAATAATAATTAGAATATTGTAAATTTGTCGGATCTGGTAAATTACAAGTAATATATAATGAATTTGTAAAGAAACATTTATTAATATTAATATTAGAACTAATATCGTTAGCATTTTGAATTGTAAAAAGAGATCCAAGCGCATATGCATTGCAAAATCCGTGATTAGTAATATTTTGTATCAAATCATATGGCAAACGAATACCTATGCCGAATGGTCCTATTTTATTTAATTCCGGATTTGTTATACTATTAATTACATTGGATGTAATAATATGCGCGGTTGCATTTTGATAAGCTAATGATTTTGGTATAGTAGAAATTAATGTATTTGTATAATCTATATTTGTAATATTAAAAATGTTACTTCCATCTAACGCTGCTATATTCGCATAATTATAATATAATAAATCTTTAAAGAAAATGACAGACTGTATAGATAAATCGTTGCCTATTACTACAGATTGAGCCGCATCAGAACTTAATGTATTTCCAACAAGTACTGATTTGATATTTTGATTTGTAATGCCGATACCAATGCTTACAGAATTTGTATATGTTAATGTATTTAAATTTCCTATTGATATGCCATAATTATTTGAAGATGAAGCTAAATCCGCACCATAACCGATAAGAATATTATAATTTCCACTGTATTTATTTCTTGCGCTATTATTGCCAATAATAACAAGACCTTCTCCGCTCATATTTTGAGCAGTAGATGAACCAATAATTACAGAATTATTGATATTTGCATTTGTGGCGACATTTGCACCAATTAAAACATTATTTATAGATGATGCTTTTTGATTTTTAGCGGCATATGGACCGATAATAACATTTGAATATGCGTTATGTGCATATTGCAACGCAAATGCGCCTATCGCAACATTTAAATCACCACTTATTAAATTCGCACCACTCTGATATCCAAATAAAGAATTTGCAGAACCGAATGAATTACTATATCCTGCATATGCACCGAAATACGTATTTTTATTTCCGAGAAATCCAGAGCGACCTGCGCTATATCCTCCCATTGTATTAAAATTTCCACTACGATTATCTTGACCACTGTAGGCACCAATCATTGTATTATAACCTCCGTCAGCGGTTTTCTCTCCAGAGCGATATCCTATAGCAACAGATGCATTTCCACTTACATTTTCGCGTAGTGCGTATGCACCTATACCGACATGTTGACCACCGAAGCGATTTAATTCGCCTGCTCTAAAACCTGCAAAAACAATTTCATTACCAGAAATATTTTGCGCACCGGCATAAGCACCAATCATAGTGGAATATGAAGAATTTGCATTTTGCGCAGCCGCTTGATAACCAATAGCAGTTACATAACTCCCTGATGTATTCTGTGCGCCTGCTTGAACACCTATAAATGCATTATTTGTACCTGTATTAATTTTTCCAGCAGAATCCCCTACTGAAACTGTTTGAAGACTCCTCGTAGATATATCTTGTGTAATACCTATACTAGTATCATTTGCATTTAATATTTTTGTTCTGGGTAACATATTCCCACTCCTTGATAATTATATAGGTTTAAGTTTTTAACTTAATACGAGAATTTTAATATCTAATTATATTTATAGAAATGCCTGCAAGTAATAATCAAGACGGTGGTAAAAAGAAATCAGCTTGGATGATTCATTTAATGAAAATAAAGAAACAACATCCTACATTATCTCTAGGAGAATGTATGAAATTAGCTAAAAAAAGCTATAAGAAATAAGCATATTAGCGTGGTCTAGTCCATCTATCAAATTTAATTTCAAAAGGGGGTTTATTTATATTAAACTGTGAAACCCAAGGACCAGAATAATAATTTGCCGGTAAATTAAAACAAGCTGCGTTTAAATGCGTATTTGGTCTTTTTTGTAAATCGTATTCAACGTCACGATCTGCTAATTTCTGTAACATCGGACACGCCGGATTAATTAAGTTATAAGATATATTTTGTAAATTCTTAGTGTATTCATCTTTAGCTAAACCAATCATTGCAAGGCAAGATAAATCATCTGCTAGATCGAAGCAACTTTTATCCATTCTAATAGATATTGCGGAAAAATAAATAAAAATTATTAAATAATAAATATATAGTATGAAAACTTTTGAAATTACAGCTAAATCTAAAGACAAAATGGAAAAATTATTAAATTCCGATAGTCCTTTTATTATATTATATTTTTGGAAAAATTGTGGTCATTGCATTGCATTAAAACCAGTATGGAAGAAATTTACACAGGTTTCAAAGATATCATCGTGTTCTGTAGAATATAGTAATAAAGCATTATTACCAGAAAATTTAAGAGATGTAATGGGATTTCCTACAATACAAATTATATCACATGGTAAAGTTATTGATAATTATATGGGAGAAAGAAGCGAAGAAGGTTTAATAGAATTCTCTAATAAATATATTTCAAAGAAAAAAGAAAAAGGTCATATAAGGAAATAAATTAATAGTAATAAAAATGAATACTAATGTATTTAACCAATATTATTTTGTATTTTTAAGAAAATTACGTGATAAAGCAAAAGAAAATAAGAATACAGATGCAACATCGAGAAATATAATTAAAGCACTAAAGAATCATTATTTAAATTATGATAAATATTCGGATGAATATATTAAATATTATGCTGAGCAATTTACCAATATACTTGAATTAAATTGTAAAAATGTTGAGGAATTCAACAAATATATGGAATTGGAAGAAGTGCAAAATATATCTATATATAAAAATATTACTGTTCGGAATATCGAAAAAGTTATAGGAAATAGAACATTTTCAAATGGATATTTCTTAATTTTGCAAATTTTTGGAAAAGGTGAATTATCCGATGAAGAAGTTCCAAGAGTTGTAGAATTTCTAAAAACTAAAGATCTAAAAATAGATATTGAATCCGAATATATTAAATCATTATTACAATTATTTAAGATATCTCAGGAAGATATTGTAGGTGATTTCCAGAGTTCTTTTAAAGAATTAGAGAATACATCTCTTGGATCATTAGCTAAAGAGATTATGGCCGATATTGATATTGATGAATTACAAAATTCATTAGGTAATAGTGAAGATATATTTAAAGCTTTAGCTAATCCGGATGGTGGATTATCTAAATTACTCGGAACAGTTTCCCAGAAGATGATTTCTAAGATAGCAACAGGGGAATTAACACAAGAAAAATTGTTAAAAGAAGCCATCAATTTTTCCTCTAAACTTCAGAATCAATCTGGTGGTCAAGCAAATATGTTTGGTAATCTAGGTGATATGATGAGTAAAATGCAAGATTTAGCTGGTTCTGCACAAGGAGAAGATGGTAATTTTGATATGTCTCAATTGCAAAATATGATGCAATCAATGGCCGGTAATATGGCAAGTGAGAAATCTAAAGCAAATGTTACTGCAAATCAAGCATATGATCGTGTTGTAAAAGCAAAACAACTACGAAGAAAGCTTGAAAATAGAGGTAAAAAATCTTCAGCGAAAGTAGAAGTAACAGATGCTTGAAAAAATATGGTTTGAGGACCCTGGAATGTTTATGACATATGATACCTATTATGTAATTTTGCCTTTACAACAAATGACTATTGCTGAGAAAATTAATGCGATTGTTAGATTTTTTATATATTTGGGTATTCTTCTTACATTAATAAAAAATGACTATAGATATTTGTTTTTTGGCATCATAGCCGGATTTGTATCTATATTTTTATATAAATATGAAATGAAACAAAAAATTGAAACTGAAAAATTTTTAGAAGATAAACAAATTGATATTGTAAATAATACTGTATGTAGTAGATCAACAGTCGATAATCCATTTATGAATTCATCAATTGCGGATATTGTATTAAATCCAGATCATCCACAAGCTTGTGATACTGGAAATAACAGCATTCAGAAAATAATAAAGAAAAATTATGATCGCAGAATGTTTAAAGATGTATCCGATATTTATGATAAAATGGCATCACAGCGTCAATTTTATACAATGCCAGTTACTACAATACCGGGTGATCAAACTTCATTTGCGGAATGGTGTTATAAACCTGGGCCAAGTTGTAAAGATGGAAATGGAGAACAATGTTATCGTAATCAATATATTGTTAGAACTAGTTCTCATGAATAAAAATATATTATCAAGATATAGCAAATGGACCCATCCAATCCATCAATATTTTTAGATTCTCGAAGGGTATGCTCTGATGAATGCGCTAAAGAAGCCAAAGATATTCAAAATGAACATATTGAAAAATATGAACTATATCAATATTTACCTGTAGATTGTGATGGGAGACACGCGCGTTTTCCTGAATTTTCGTATGAACATACAAATTTAACAGGTCGCATTGGATATGGTGTCGCAGAAGGATGTGTTGTAGATAATTATTCCGAATTACGTAATGATCCTGCACAATTAACTCGCGATAAATGTCGTATCCAATTATTTACACGTATTTTTACCGGTTGTCCCAATTTATTACATGGGGTAGGTGATCCAAATATTGAACTTGATATATTAGCGGGATCATCATCGGATGATATGAGCAAACAAGGTTATTGCAAAAAAGAATTAACAGAGCTACAAACATATCATATGACTCCTATGTTAGATTGTATTAAAGGAATACAGGATCCAAAACATATTGTAGAACCATGGGTACGGGGGGGTGATAATACTCGTGATTTTATAAGACGTCAAGAGTTTTTAAAAGAATGTGAGGCGCAAACATTTAGTCGCGAATCTTGTCATAGACGTATGCATTAAAATAAAAGATTATATTAATATAATAATGTCATTTAATCATTTAACTGCAGATACTTGTACTTATTCGCGTAGATTAAATGAAAATATGACAACTCTTAGATATATATTATCTCCTTTTAGATATGAACATCCTGAAAAATGTCGTAATGAACTCGGTTTAGTTGGAGGAACTGCAGCATCTCACATTGATGGTAATATTGTTGATTTAGAGTCTGATTTATTTGGTATAACTAGATTTAATACAAAATGCATAAATCACCAATATGCACCTGTTAAAAAAGGAGAGTTGATATATAATGATAAAACTGCACCAATAAATACAGAATTAAAACATTTACCAGCTTGTCAATTTATTGCATATAAAGAAGTGCCTTTACCTGGCAAATAGACTATGATTTACAAATTCGGATGGTGAAACTATAATAAAATAATTTTTGCAGTATTAGACCAAATAGCCAAAGCATTATTATCATAACCGTGAAAATTAATTAAAGGAATTTGGTTTACAATAGACGCAGCAATAGAAAATGTAGAATATTTTGTACATTGTAATATCTTCTGACATCTGGATAACGCAAAGAAATCGAGAAGTGCTATTTCATCTTCTCTTAAATCATTATAATTTAGAGTAATAAGATAACTTCCATTTTCTAATATAAATTCTTGCATTTTTGCTAATTCTGTTTTATCTTCGCTACATACAAAATATATCCCTTTATTTGTAGCTATATATTCTTTACATTTTTCCTTAATATTATTAAAGTTTTCACGAGTCATTGTAAATGGATCCAGTTTTCGCATATCAACACATTTATCAGAAAGTCTGATATGTATTCCAGAAGCATATTCTAAATCTTTTGCAAATACTAATAAATTTTTCAGTTTTTCATTCGGACACATACTATTTGCTACTTTATAATATACTTCTGCAACTTTTGAATTACTAGAAATTGTTCCATAAAATGGCAACGCTTCTTGTATTCTTTCTATATTAGTTGTACCCCAAAATGTATTTATTGGAAAAATCTGTTTCTGAATAATCCCAAAATCCATTTTTTGATTCATATAATTACCCCATATTTGTGAATTTTCCCCAATAAAAGTTCGAATACTTATGAAATAATCATTGCTTGTAGCCCATTTGCAATTTTTTATAGTGAATAAATCTGTACTATAGCAACTATTAAATCCAGGATATTCTGTGCCAGATTTCCATTTTATAAGTAATGGTTCTGTTTTATTTAATATATTCTTTATTGTTACAATAGTCCATAGATCTAATATACGATCGCCAAATCCAGAATTACATAATAATTCATGAAAAAACATAATAAATTATAATAAAATAAAAACTTTAAGTGCGTTTTTTACCTCCAGCGGCAGGAGCCATAACTGATCTCTTTCCAATTTCATCCTTAGATTTTAATTTATCTAATATATTATTCCATTCTATTTGTGTTAATGATTGATATGATGGCGATATATGACGAGGCGGCTGTGGTGGCTGAGATGGCCGCGGTGGCTGAGATGGCCGCGGTGGCTGAGGTAGACGAGATGGCCGCGGTGGCTGAGGTAGACGAGATGGCTGTGGTAGACGAGATGGCCGCGGTGGCTGAGGTAGACGAGATGGCTGTGGTAGACGAGATGGCCGCGGTGGCTGAGGTAGACGAGATGGCTGAGATGGCCGCGGTGGCTGACGTGTAATTGACTGAGATATAACTAGTACATTATATAATCGAAATAACTCATTATATTTTTCTGTAGTAATTGAATCCAAACTATTTTCTTTCATATATTTTATTATTTTTTCTAATACTATAATATCTTCTCGTATTGATTGTATTTCAGTATTAGCAGTGCTACTTCTACTCAATTGTTTTCTGTCTATTTCTCTTTTTTTTAATACAATCTTATCATTTATTTTTACAATATTTATACTCATAATTTATAATTAAGAAAGAAGTTTATTTAATTCAACAAGACTCTCTGCTGCACGATAAGGTATTCCATTTAGATTTTGTCCCTGAATCCAATTTGTAGCAAAATATTTTACAAGTAGCCGCAAATTCTTAATAGTTTGACTATGGCACAAATACATATATACAGTTTTCTCATTAATTGCCGCATGTTTATGTCGCGTTACTTGAATATTACGTAGCTGTACAAGATGAAAGCGAATAATTGGCGCATATATCTCATCCGCCACTTTATTAATAATAAATCTCTTATTCTCTTTATCAAAACTAGTTGTTGCGTTGTAAAATTTAAGAAGAAAATCCCTCATTGTCATAAATGAAGTATGAATTATATAAGTAGGATCCATATCTACACCACGGGAACTCTTCGGTAATTCGATTGAATCCATTATATTAAATTCATTGATATAATCATTAATCTTATATGAAGATGTCTGCTTCATATAGATATTAATCATATTATACCAAGGATTTGGATTGCCAATATTATGCTCTTCTTTCTTTATTATAGAACTAATAGAAACTTTGCTAAATTTATTATTTTCACCTTTAACAATAAATCCATACGCATTCGGTGCAGTATACAGATAATTAATTGCAATTTCAGGTGTAGCAAATCGAGTAGGATAAATGATACCATTGCCAGCATAAGGCTGATTTGACAAATCAACAATTTCATATGTTATTCTTGAACGTGTAATTATATGTACTAAATTCATATAATTCTCACCCAGAGTACTCGTATAATCCATAATATGCTTATTTTCATGATGGACAAGAACAAATGCATAGGCATTTGAAGGATCAAGAATAGCATTTGCAAACATCTGGCGAAGCTCATTAGATTTATCTTTTGAATCTGGAATATCACGACCTGTGATTTTTGCAATAACTTCATCAAACATTACGCCGTGCGTCTTTGTTGGATGAAAGAATTTGGAGCCATCTATACTAGAACAACTTGTAGTACCAAAATACCAAATACCGTTATAATTATAAATTGTAACAACAGTACCCTCGTAGCTACTTTCAATTATATCAGAATTTTTCATAATGTTCTTGTATTCTTCATCGGATATACGATCAGGTATGGCATTTGTATATGTAACAACCACATTCTCACCTTCTGGTGCAGAAAAATCAAGCACAATACTACGACATTGATCATATAGAGTTTGAAAATGTCGAACATCGACGCGTTTATAAGTATTATGTAACAAAACAAGGTTCTTGTTATTATAAAACTTTTTAACTTGCAATGCAGGCCAAAAGCGATATTTTTTCAAAAAATATACAAGTCCAGTTGAATAATTATCGGAATTTAATTCGGACTTAACACGTTCGATTAATTCATTAATATTAGAAGGAATCTTTGGTTTCTCTACTATTTCAACCTCCATAATGTAAATAATTTAAGTGTTATTGCTTATAATATAAGAATAGGCAAATCCTTAAGTAAAGTTATAAGGCTTAACATAATGATCAAATAAATCTTGACCTACTTTAACAGATGCCGATTCTTCCGTCTCTGTTCTATTAATAACCTTATCACGCATATCCATCATATAATTAAATCTATCCAAATCAAAATCGGGCGAACATGCCATTCTTATAAGTAAATCAAATTGTTTTACAATATCCGGATATTTTTTCTCAAAAAATATAAAACGTTCTTTATTTGGCAATTTAGATTCTACAATTTCTTTTATAATTTTTCTTATTTCACCAGTATTTGTTACAGGACCCAGTGTTTCATCTTGTTCACGAATACTATTCGTTCTCTTCATATTAAATAATCTTAGATAATAAAATCCTTAAATAATATATGGCATATAGTTTTCTTGATTATAAGCCGAATGTACCTTGTCCGCCACGTGCAGTAAATGGAGGATTATATACTGGAAAACCTGCTCAAGGTAATTGGGGAAATTATCCAGTTATTCCAGAACCTCATATTCTTGCAGAAAATTTACTATCAGCAAATCCCCCTCCAATAGCCGCAAAACAACCTGTAAGTTTTAATCGCCCAGGAAACAATTATGTAAAATATCCATATCATATACATCCCAATAAAGAATTAAATATAAAATGTATTGCTAAATAACAAGTACTTCTTGTTTTTTCACTTCTGATTTATTATCAGCAATAACTTGGCATATATAGCCATATGCATTATCAATTTGATCAAATGCATTTGCACCAGTTATTAGTATTTTACCACTATCAAAAACAGATATAGTTACTTTCTTACAATCACCATTTCCATTACCTGATCCTTTACCATAACATACACCCGTGCATCCACATACGCCATTCTTTTGCGGATTCATTTTATTCCAGAAATATTGCAATTTAACACCTGGATATGTAAGAGGTTGAAAACTACACGCATTATTATAATTAGATGATATCAATATATGATGGAGATTTTTACGTCTAATTTTAAATGGAACTCCGAAATCACTATTAATCATACGAATTACAAATGAATTTGGTATAATTTCTGCAATAGTATCAACTATTGGAAACCCTGTTTCATATATACGCTTTACTTCGCTGGCAATAATATCAACAATTGAAAGACCGTCTTCTTCTTTCTTAATACCAGTCATTTGAATATTACCGTTTTTAAATAATTTAATATTCGGACAATATGTATCTCTGAAACGATAATACATTGTTACTTGATTATCAAAACTCTGCTTATTTTTTTCAGATATCTTCTTTTTCTTTGGATATACACCCCGCGTTTGCCTACCATTTTGATTTTCACCATCAATTGTTGTTTTTTTATTCATTATCTCTACCCATATAAATCCATCATTCGAAATATTTACATTTGAAAAAAATATTTGTAAATTGACTGATGTATTTATAGTTGCATTACAAGTTATTGTCGAAACAATATATTTTGAAGGGACTTCTATATCAGCCATTCAGTTTGTGCAATATATTAACAAACATTTTCCTTAAATACTTATCATTTTTTTCTCATGTATTTTATTCTTTTCTAAAAAAGATGTATTTAATATTTCCATTTGAGAATTTATATGTATAAATGGTGGTATATTCATAACATATGTTTTTACATATCCTTTATGTGAACTCCTAAATTCTTCGATACTCATACGACCATTAAATGTATCTAATAAGTATTTATTTGGCGCAGGACGTATTGGTGTCTCTAATCCATAATTTTTAGCTAATAATTGTATCCAGCTATGAATTTCCCAAGCTCTATCACATCCCATATTTATTGAAAAATTATAAGCAGATGCGCACTCTAATGAACAAAATGAACCAAACATAGTAAAATTTTTGTGAAATACATCATATCGAACCGGCATTCCGTATTCTATATTCATAATATTATGACAACACCAATAACATATTATTTCATGATGTGTATGAATCTTATTTTGATTATTTGAATCTAAATTATGATTCTCACATATAAATGCGTTATCTTTAATATACGGCAATGGATCTATATTTAAAGGTAATTTTTTTTCTTCATCTTTAATTATTTCTTCTATTCTTTTCGAAGGTATTGAAAGTTGCATTACTATTGGTGTTTTGTTTGATTCTATATTATTATTTTCAGACAGATTACTACTATTATCATCTTGTGCTATAACATTATTTATAGAATTAATCAGAGATCCCGAAGCTGCTGCAGCAAGTTCTTTTTTTGTCTTACGCTTAGGCGGCATTTTAATATATTAACTCAATTAAACCTTATATAAATTTATTTAATCCATTTATTAAATTTTGCTTCATATTTGTCATTGGATTTTGTGTAAATTGTGATTGATCAATATTACCGCCTCCTGCAATACATTTCATACGTATTTCTCTTAATTCCATTTGTAAACTATTATATGAATTCAATATTGAATATATAAGCCATATTAATATAAAAATTACTATTATAGTTATTAAATTCATTTTCTATATAATAATATCATAAAAGAAACTATGAAGCAAATACCATAGATCCAGATCCACCAATTACTCTGAAAATATTATAATATAATGAATATATTGATATTTCATAATCACTTGAATTGTTGTTCAATATTTTATTTGTTGTTATATAAAGTTGTATTGTAGTTATTTTAGATGCATTAAATGTACCAGATGGTTGTAATTTTTCTGGATATAATGCAAAGCTATAAACATATATACCTTCCCGGGGTGTTGAACTGTGATATTGATATGGCTGTAAGAGATTAAAATAAGCACCTGGTTTCTCTTCAAATCTTTCAGCACCATTCCATAATATTTTAGCAGTATTAAGCGTCGCGAAATTTGTATTTTCTGGACTAGTCGCTGTATAATTTCCCCAATCATTATATATATGCGCATTAGATCGTCTAAGTATCCATATTAATTCTTTAATTGAATTTGAAATTGGAAGATCTATTGTTGCAGACCCATTCTGTTGTATTCCGCCTAAATTAGTTCTGTAAATACGCTCAATTAGAAAATCGGAACTACTTGCCGCTATTGTATTTCTTTCAACTGTATCTAAAAATATATAATTACATTCTAAATATGCATTTAAATTTACAATTGATGGACCACCTCCGCCATAAGCAGTAAATCTCGAAATAGATACATCAATGGCATTATAAGAATATGTATAATCTGGATTACTGGCATAATAAGGCAAATTGCGAAAACCAATCGGACTATAATATTGACCAGAATATTTATCATATATCTGGTATAAATCTTCTATTGCTCTAAATTCGATTGAAACATTAATAGTTTGATATTGAAGTGATACTAATGGTAATGCCAATGCCGGATTTTTACAAAACCAGAAATCAAGAGGAACATAAAATACTTTATTGGGTATTGACGGTCTTGTTTGTGTAGCAGCAGGATAATAAGAATATGCGAATCTATTATTAGATAATATAACAAGTGGTTTAAGTGATTTCGGCGCAATAAATTCTTCTATGTTTCCTGTTAATTTTTCATATCCAACTTGTTTATCATATGTTAAACTTAATTGATTCCATATATCCATCCATTCACCCCATCGCTGATCAATTAATTGAGTATCAATTGATAAAGAATAACTATATATCATATAATTAGCCACATTTGGAATCCATCGAAAACGTAAATCGTCATTATCATTGATATTACAATATATATCTGGCAACTGAAAAGAAAGATATATATCAGATAATAGATCTCCTACTCTACCAATTTTACACGTTGATGTAATGCGACTTGTTCCATTTAAAACTGGAACACTATTAAAAGTATTTCTAACTCCTTGCATCGAAAAATTTGTATGACGACGAAATATTTGTTTATAATAAGACATTTGAGGACTAATGCTTAAATATTGATCCTGCGCACCGACAGCAAGCAATTGCATCAATCCACCGGTCATATTCTTCTATTTATATTTATTATTAATTATCCTTAATTAAAGTAATGAATTTTAAGATAATTATACCTTCTTACTCAAGAGATTCAATAATTTGCAAAAAAACACTACAAGTTTTAGCAAATGCAGCCGTGCCACAAGAAAATATTTATATTTTTGTATTAGAATCTCAAAAATGTAGCTACAAAACAGAATTTATTAAAAATAATTTTGACAGAATAAACTTAATATCAGTTAATATTGAGCCAGGACTAGATAAAATGCGAAATTATATTACACTATATTTTCCAGAAGGCGATTATCTTCTTCATATGGATGATGATATTGATGATATTTTAAAATTATCAATAGATGAAAATATTATCGATATCAAAAAATCTATTAGGTATAATTTGATATCTAAAATATCCGAATTTATTGAAATATGTAATGATGCTTTTGATATAATTAAAAATAATAATACCGCATTATTTGGTATATATCCTGTTGCAAATGGATATTTTATGAAAGATTTGCCAGAACATACTTTTGATCTTCGGTTTTGTGTAGGAGTTCTATGGGGATCAATTAATGATCATTCAATTTTGATTGATATTGAAGAAAAAGAAGATGTCCAACGCAGCATTATGTATTTTATGAAATATAAGAAGATCCTACGAATAAATAATATTACAATAAAAACTAAATATTATAAAACTAAAGGTGGTATGCAAGATAGATGCATAAATGATCTTAATCGTATAGAATCATCTAAAAAATCTTGTGAATTTTTACTCGACAAATATCCAGAATATACTAAATTATATACATCAAAAAAAACAGGAATATATGAAATTAAATTACTGAGTACTACTTGCAAACTGAGTAGTACTGGGATTTAAACCAGTTGCAGCAGTTCCGGGTGTTAAATTAATACCACCTTGTGTAGAGATTGAATTATCATATAATAAAGAAGTAATTGTCTTTTTATTAAATCCAGCAGAATATATTGAAGATATTTGATTTGCATTTAATGCATAATTATAATATGTTAAATCTGCCATTATAATTTCATTAGCATTTGTCGGAGTTTTAGAATAAACGAATGCCTTTTGTTTATTACTATCTGAATTTAATGATCTTGCATCGTAGATCTGTGGAGAAACATATAAATTGCCATTATTCATCTTGAGGGAATTCTGGGAATTCCATTCACTGAAACTAAAGCTATTATAATTTATATAAGTATCTAATTGAAGTGTCTTATTTATATATATACGTGCTCTAATTTTATTTCTAATTGAAATAGGATCACTCGGATAAGTATCCTGTAATGTAATAGTAACTAAGAAGAAATTCTTTTGATATTGACTACCAGTTAATCCATTAATAGCAATTTTATAAGAATTTACATCGGTCCAGGAATTTGAAACATTATTGTTGCAGGTATTTTTAGCATTTTCAATCATTGCGTCAGGACTATACGTAGTATTAAATTCTACGGATAAAACATCACCATTATTCTCTAGTTTTACAAGTGGACATTTAACTAATACATCTGCCTTTGCCTGTTTTGGTTTGCCATTTAAAGTTGGATTACTACTGTCGGTTTTTTCAGCACTAACGTCGTAACATAATCCTTTATATATACGAGCAACTGTTTCGCCTCTTACAAATAATACAACTGGTTGATAACCAGCATTTCCAGAACTACTGACATTCGCAGGAGTATATGCGCCTTCGCCTGTGAAATCATTAGTTGACGAAGAAGAATATAATGAATTGTTTAAAGAAGCAGTTATACCCCCAGAGCCTCTTTTTGTTAAACCCTGATCGGCATATATTGGGTATGTTCTTGATTTAGAGAAAGTCGTGACCCCAGTAGATTGGGCAAATACATTATTATTACCATCTTGGCTATAATCTAGATACAACCAGAATGTATATGTCATTTCTGCACCGGATTTTTGATTTACAGAATATTCAATATCTAGATATGTTGGGTCTGACGGATCTGATGTACTGAACCCTGTATTTTTTGTGTTATAAGCAGCCATATCGTATATTGGTGCATTCTTTAAATCGTATATACCACTAAATATTGTAATTTGTTTTTTTACTTTACTACTTTGTGTAAGAGCCTTAATTTCATCATAATTATAAACATAGAATGCAATTATTAAAAGTACCAATACTAAACTTATTGCAGCAATAACTTGTAATATGTTAGACATTTATAAAAACTCTATAAATGTAAAAGAAATTTAACTTAATGGATACACTGGGCTACGAACACCATATGGAGGTAATCCTAATTTTGCCATTAGATTATCTATAGGACCTTTTAGATAATTATTGTATACATCTTGTATATTTAAATCATAATTAAAGAATTGTATTTTTGATATTAAACCAGAAAATCCAGGACCCATAGCGGATGATAATGAACCGCCAATATATATATCACCTTTACGATCCAAATCAGCATTTGCAATACTAAAAGACGGTTTAATTAAAACAGGATTACCATAACTGGGCGCTGTTGACGTACTGCTCAGGGTTTTTGCACCGCCAACTGGCGCGGTTGTTGTTGCCTGAGTTAATTGTATAGAATTGCCTTGTTGTGTAGTAATAGATTTTACCTGGAAAATAGAATTTGTTCCAAAACTGGATGTAGTTGCTTGAATACTTGAATCCGCAATTGATATTTGCGATTGACTGGTAATTTGGTTATCTAGTTGTCCATCAACATATGCAGTAATAGACCCACCATTTAAATTTTCATTAACAACAATACCAATATGTACCCATCGCTGTAATGGTACATAATTTATTGTAATACCGCGTATAGCATTAATATATGCTAATTTTGCGGCATCAGATGGTAATTCACTTGCATCAGCTAAATAATTTTCAGGATGTCCCACGTTTGTATTTATACTTGGATTGCCAATATGGGTATTTACATATTTTCCAGTTGGACTAATTGAATATGTTCTATATGGCGTTGTTGTAGCACCAGTAGAAGGCGCAGGAACAGGAGTATAATTAACGGGATCAAATAATTGAGCAGCTAATGGACCACCCCATACAGATTTAGAATCAGATGATTTAGATGCAAATGTTACATGTAATTTATTTGTATTTGCATCTAAATAAATATATGGACTTGCTACAGTATAATCATCATTTTCTGCACCTCGATGCAATACGTGTTTAATAGAACCAGAATATTTATTAATATCATAAATATATATCCAAAAACATATTGTACTACGATTGCCATTTAATGAACCTGGAATTTGCGATCCATCTATTTTAGTTTCTTGTGTTGCAATAATTGGCATACTTGTACCAGGTAATAAATAATAATTACGATTGTTTATAGTTCTATTAATTAACCAATATAAAATATATGCAGTTATTAATGCTATTGCTGCACCGATTACAAGCATTACTATAATGCCGCCGCTATTTGTATTTGAATAACTTCTCACATTAGTTATAACAGATTTAACACTATCGGATACTTTTGCAATAGATTCTGAAGCAGAAGCTTTCATATCTGCTACTTTATCCGAAACTGTTGTAATTTTCTCAGAAGCATCAGAAACTACATCGGGTATTTTTTCTTCATTGGCCATTTAACTTTACTTATAAATCAAATAGAAAACTTTTTTGATTTTTTTTTTTTCTTTTCATCAAAAGGTAATTTATGAATATTTCCTATATTTTCCCAAGGAAAATCTTCAGAGTGCAATGATATCATATTTTTCTTTTTTAATGATAAATAATTAAATAATTTTGTAAAATTATCAGTATGAACACTATCTTTTTTTTTAATAGGAAATTCATATACTAATAATACAAGCGAAGCCGAATATTCTATTGGTAGCGCAATATCACTTATAGTATTTTTATAATGATACATCATTTTATCCCATTCGCATAAACTTTTTAGTATTTTTATATAACATTGCTCTTTTTTTTTCTGCAATCCTTTCCGAATATTAAATTCATTTATTATATTCTCGTGAAATCGCAAAGGATGTAGCCACGGATCTTGTTGAAATATTAATCTTATTTTATCTTTTGGCAATTTATTAAATAAATTACATACTTCGGGAATTGTATTAATAATCGTTCCATTATATCCTTCTATTTTCATTATTATAGATGAAATATTACCATTACAATTTTCAATAAGATCTAGTAATTCTTTACACGGGATTTCTGGATATTTATTTCGCATATAAATTAGAATATCCGCATCCTCCGGTTTATGTAAATGTATTATATTGAAATTTGATAAACATTTATAATCGTTTAAGTTATATGTGATTATAATTTTAATATCCGCTAATATATTACTCTCTATTAAACTAGTTAATGCATTAATAAATGTTCTATCAAGTGCAACTAGTGCATCTAATTCATCTATTAAAACAACTCTTTCCTTTGAATCATTTTCTTCGAATTGTAATAACAAATCAGAAGATATTGCTTTTATTAAAATATCTTTAAATTCTTTATTATTTATACAATTATTACAATCTATTTTTATCATATATTTATTAGTTTCCCGTAAAGCTTCTTCAACCCCAATAGTTTTTCCAATCCCAGATGGACCATTAATTATCAAAAAAGACTTATATGAAAGTTTATCCTTTGGTATTTTATCACGACGTAACCATTTAATTAATTCACCATATCCTTTTTGATTACCTATAAAACCACTCATGAGATTATTATAATATAATTATTAATCTTTATATTATAATATAAATAAGTGTCGATATAAAGAAACATAATATTGCAAGAATTGGAAAGAATACGGCGGGTGCCATAATAGATTTGCCGGTTTTTAAACCTACGCCAAAATCTTTAGGGCTTCCATTTCTGTTAAACATTATAGCTGGTTTAATGGCAAATAATAGTAATATTACCAATAAATATAAAACTAATGCGACTATCCATCGTGGTAAATGGAGTTGCTTTCGCATTTTACTATAACCAATATAGAAAATATTTACTTGAATTAGAGTTATATGAAGAGTAATATTATAATTTTTATATTTTTTATTATATTATTTAGTTGCAGTATATATTATTCACGTAATGCGATAAAATCCGAAAATTTCACGGCTTCTTCTACTATGGTCTTTGCAACTTTTAAAGATAATAATAGTAATTGGATTTATAAAAATATTAAAGGTAAAATATTTATTAACGAAATTAAACCAGATTCTTGGAACAATTTTAAAAATATATGTTCATCAGATCCCGCAAAATTCCCAACGACTTTATATTCTGGCAATTCATTTTATATATGCGATCCATATGATTATGACAATGATTTTTCAAAATTCAAAATTATTGGAAAAAGCGAAAAAGGATATTTTATTGGAATTGCAACACCGCATACTGCTTTTGCAATGACTTGTATTCTTGATATATTAGATAAAACAGTTGGTTATTTTGATCATTCTGATTTATATTTTATTAAAGCAATTATTGCCGGATATCGTATGGATTCATCTAGAATAATATTAAAACAGTTATATCGAAAAAATTATATAGATTTACCGTATACATTATCATCTGGTGTAGATGTAATTATTACTTTTGTAATACCAAATAATCCGTTCTATCACCGCATACAAACGCAATCTATATCAATTATGGGGTTTGCAACACTTGACTGGGAACGTGTGCGACTTTTTTATCCATATACAACAAAAGAGACTATATCAAATCTATCGCAAATATTTTTGAGTTCACCGGGTGCAAGCGCACTTATAATGTCTCGTGAAGAAAATACATTTTTACCATCAATGCGTTTAAATATTGTTAGTCTTTACAATACAGAGAATCCGCCTCAGATAATTGAAGATTTTATTACTCGTCTAGAAAATGATTCTTCGTATTATGATCCATCATATAGATGTTATGGAGATTCTAATATAAATAATAAAGCATTGTGTGATTCGCCATATGATGTTATAGGTATTCCTAAAATTAGATATACTGTATGGGATCAGCCGTGCGTAGTAGACACGGATTGCCCTTATTATAATAATGATAAGAAAAGAGGCGGGTGTTTAGAAGATGGCGTATGTGAATTTCCAGTTGGTGTAAAAAGAATAGCTTATAGAAAGAATTTAAATACAGGACCATTTACGCCATTTTATTATGATACTCAGAAAACAGATATGGCATATCCAGGCGATGGTATAGACAGAAAACAAGCGGGAAAAATTTATAATATTCCTTTAGATTAGATGGCGAGCCACACAAAAAGTCAAATTTATCAGAAATAAGAAACAATATACGCGCGTTGTTCATACAGAAAAGAATAAACACTTCGAAAAGAAAAAGTAATGGGCGTTTTAAATGTGCAAAGGTGTAAAACTCAAAATCATTTCTTAATTTTAAATAAGTATGTATTATTTTACATTAGGTTTTATAATTAGTTTTGTGGCTACATTTTTATTAATAAATTCTTATGAAAAATTCACTGTTATTGCTTATAATGAAACGATACAATATACTAATAGTAATAATGATGCAAGCGGTCGTGCTAGAATTCAAGATACAGTTGCATTAGATAATGAAATAAAATATCGATATAAAAATGCATTCTATTATGAATATGGAAATCGCGAATATTTAGATAAATTAAAGACTATTTTTAATATTAGTGAAAATGGTACCTTAAATACAGATGATTGGAAAATATACGATATATCACCAAATACGCCATCAAATATTTTAATGGCGTATAATAATTGTGTAAATGAACTTAAAACACGCATAAATACCAGTGATGCTTTAACATTACCAGATAATGTAAAAATACCTATACAAATAGTTCACGATGTTTTATTACGTTATGGTATAAGTAAGAAGCATCCAAGTTCCAGTGTTTATTCTTTTGATATAGAAATGATACTTTATAGACAATCTAAATATCAAGGAAAACACATAGGTACACGAGTGATTTATGATAATGATAAGAATATATTAAATGTTCTAGGTATTGGTATAATTGGTGTTGTATCAGAAGATAATATTGGATTATTCCCAGTTGTTGCAAATAATCCTTTTGAAATAGATCAATTATCTGCGGATTTAACAGAATATCCTATAATAATTCCTACAGAAGATTATACATTAACTACAGATAAAACCAATACAAGTTTCTGGAAAGTAACTTGATACAACCAAGGTACTATTGATACAATATAAAAACATGCAAATTTATCAGAAAAAAAAATATAATAATTATAGATGCCTTCAAATTTAACTATAAATTTAAAAAAAGGTCCTACTCCATTAAATATTCAAAGAAATATTTTAGGAGGTGATTATTTTCCTTACCTATATAGTCGACTTGATTTGTCTGGTAAATATTCGAGAACGTTTGCAATAAAAATATTCAGAAATTTTATCAAAGAATATAATATTGAAGGAGTAGATATTTATTCCGTTGGAATGGAATATAGAAATAAATATATTCCTCTATATCTTAAAAAAACTGTTGCTACAAAAATTAAAGACATCGCATCATCTAATGTAACATATAAAACGCTTGAAAAGGCTGGATTAAATAAAGATGTAATACGAAAAATATTAAAAGATGCAGGTCTTCCCAGTAAAATGCCAACGCCAAAATCCAAATCAAAATCAAATGAAAAAAAACCGTCATCTTCATGTTCATCTTCATCTTCATGTTCTCCGAATATAAAAGGGTGTTTATGTTATAATAAAGTCCATCCTAAAAAATGATATGTTCTATTATATATCTAAATATATTATGGAAGATATCATACAGAACGTTTTGAAAAAACAAAATGAAGAATTGATAAAAAAAATTGCGTCTGATTACAATTTATATGTTGATATGCTAATACAGAAATATCATACTCCTTCATTTTATAGCATATCAATTGACGAAACTAAATCATATCAAGTAATATCAAAACCGGTTTAAGGAAATAATTGTATAAAAATAAAAGAAATGGCTATTAATCACCAGATAGAGAGTCTAGCATATACTATGTGCGATAGGAGGCGATACGTTAATTCCCCAATTTGTTGTAAAAATATGATGACAACTGGATTCAATCATGCGGCTATGTTTTTTTCACATAGTCATCCCTTTCGCACTATTAAGCTATGGCGAGAATCTCCATAAGGGTAATGGTACAGGTGATCCAAAGAATTTCTATTCAATACACGCAGAAGAAAATGCTATAAAAAAATTACCACAATTATCTAGAAACAAAAAATTAAAGCGTGTGGATTTATTAGTAATTCGCGCAAATAAAAGCGGATCACTTGGTAATTCAAAACCATGTGTACATTGTATAATTTGTCTTTATAAACAATTACCATTAAAAGGTTATATTTTAGATACCATTTATTACTCAAATAGTGATGGGATTTTAAAAGAAAGTAATTTAGCCTCATTAACGAAAGAAGAATTGCATATGACGAGATATTATAAAGAAAGAAATATGTCTATAAAGCAATGATATACAGATTATTTCCCAAAAATTATTCCACTTCTAAAAAACATAATAAAAATGGATATGCTATAAAAGAAGGTTTATCGAGATGTATAAGTCAGTCAGTTGTATATTCTTTGGAACGTAAGAAAACTCAAATACAAATTTTTGGATCTAGTATTATTCAAAACAAAAATAATAGTTTATATATTGGATGCGCTACATCAGGGATTACAGCCGGTATTGTCTATACAATTTATTTTACAGTATATAATAATTTAATTAATCAAACTGCTGCCGCAAGTATAATTGCAGGATTAATAACATCTATAGTTAAAATCCCGATTGGTAATAGTATGCGATTATTACAATCAAGTAAAGCCGTTAATTTTTTCAATGCAGCTAAGATATTATATAGAGAAAAAGGGTTATATAAGGGATATAAAATATCTGTAATTGAAGATATAATTGAAATGGATATGCGTATTCGAATATATGATTTCTTAACGCGAAAAATTAATAAAGAATCAAATATATCGTTACATACCATAATAGGCAGCATGGCTGGTATATGTGCATCTGGAATTACAACACCATTTGATACAATTCGTTCAAGAATGATATATAATAAACCTTTATATTTACATAATTTATATGATGGAGTGCAACTCAGATTATTATCAAATGCATTAAAATCTGGTACATTTTATTTATTTTATCAAATTATTAGTAATGGCGACGAGTAGTAGTTTTATAGGCAGAAGTCCAATTAAATGTAATTTATTAGTTCTTGATTGTATAAAAGATAAAGAGAAAATCGCACATTTAGTAAATATTGCTAATACTCAGAAGAATAGTTTCGTAGATATTTTTCCTTGGGAAAAACCCTGTTATAAAGGCGACAAATTATATATCGCAATTGATGGTATAAATATATGCGGTTGGGCTAGAGTAAATTTTTCAAAAGCACCAAAAAACGCAGGTGGTCAAAAATTAGCTTATATTATTGAAATATCTAGTGCAAAAAGTGGCAAATATAAAGGAATTGGCACAGGTATAATTAATAAAATATCCGAAGAAAATATAGATTTTATTAAATTAACTGCGCTACAAACTGCAGTTGCTTTTTATGAAAAAATAGGATTTTATACAGATCCCGATTGTCATAAAATGTTTCGTATAGTTAAAAAACCCCCTTCTGTAAAATATATCAAATATTTGATAGAAAGCAATAAAAAATATACAGAATCCAGAATTGAATTGAAAAATAGCGAAGTATTTAAAGAAATTAAATCAGAATTAGATAGTAAAAATAGAGAAAAGTTCAAGAGATATATTAATAAAGATGTATTTAATAAAGAGATTGCATTAAGTGTATATGAAGAATCTAATAATGACATTGAGCAAATTAAATTATTAATTGCTTGAAATAAAATTGGCACTTATTTTTATATTATAGTTATAGTGAGTCTTAATGGATGATGTGTTTACTATAGCCAAATATGATGATTATATAAAAAAACGTATTACTGAATCTTGGTGTTCTCAACAAGAAGCAATATTACAAATGTGGGCTGAAAAATCATCAGGATGGGCTTGGTTGCATGAGAAAGCGGCACGATATTATACTTTTAGTTCTAATTTATTAATTTATCCAACTTTAATAATATCTACAGTTGCTGGTGGTATTGGTTTAGTTCTTGCAGGAGACGCATGTAAAAGCAATAAAGCTAGATATATTGAATATATGGTGGCAGGAAGTCATATACTATGTTCAACATTAACATCTATAAATAAATATTTACGTTCTAATGAAAAATCAGAAATTCATTTACATATGAATAAAGTATTTTCTAGTTTTTCTAGAAAAATAGTATTAGAATTATCATTAAATCCATCTGACAGACGTGATGCTATAGAATTTTGCAAATTATGTAAAGATGAATATGATAAATATGTCACAGATTCCATAATAATCCCAGATCCTGTTATTAAAGAATTTAAATATAAATTTAGTTCTGCAAAACATAAACCAGAAATATGCAATGGTCTTATTCATTTTACAAATTATGAAAAATTAGATATAAAAAAACGTAATAGTATTTTAATAGAAACCCCCATCTTTGAGACTGAAAATTCAAAATCATCGCATGATAAAATTCCAATTAATCGATCAGAATTAGAAAATCTTAATTATTTAGACATTCCATAAATAAAAATCCCGGGTTTCAATAATAATGAAATATCCTTTTTATCAACTTTATAGCTATTGGGTATTGTTTATATGTTTGCTGTATTTTACGAAAATTATACATTTTTCACCTATACCATCAGTTATTCTTGTATCAATTGGTATGATATTAATTTTATTATATAAATATAATATCAATGCTAATATAAAATTAGCATTTGTATTACTTATAATACATATTTCTCCGCTATTTCTTTTACCTAAAGATTTTACTATGAAAGACGTATTATATAATCTTATAATTATATTAATATATTTAATTAGTCTTTCGCTACAAAAGACAAATGTAATTCAAGTTTATAAAAACATTATTAAAGGCGAAACTTCGGATATAGAAGTTTCCACACATTTTCGAGATATTGGATTAATATAAAAATATATTGTAGAATGACAACAACCGTTTATACCATATATGGTTTTGATGGATGTGGGTATTTTAACGCTGCATTAGAAATCCTAAAAACATTAGCAAGTAAAAGCAATCGCGTAAAAATTTATAAATTGCAAGTATCTCGCGAAAACTGGAAAAAAACATTAGAGAATGTCCATAAGAATCATAAATTAACAAATGACAATTTGAAAAAATTAAAAACACATAGTACATCGCCTCTAATATTTAAAGGTAATTCATATCTAGGTGGTCACGATAATCTAAAAACACACCTTAAATTATAACAGTTTTTATGTATCATTATTCTTATAAATATTAAATTGTTCTACTTGCTCTTTATTCATTTCTTCAATATCAATAAATTTATGTTTTTTAATATCATAATATGTATTTATTGTATGCCATATTTCTGTTTCTCTTCTATTTGCTAATTTATATAAAGGGTTCCAATCCTTAAAAGGGTCGGAATCATGTAAAGTTTTTACTAATAAATCTAAATCTTCATTTTTAATTTTATTATTTTCATCATAATTTTTATTATAAATATTACACCAGGCGTTATGTTCAAAATCAAATATATTATATTCTACTAATTTAAAATATTTCTTAGGTATAATAAAAAATACATCATTTATTCTTGGATAGCCTCCAACTAAATTATAAGGAATAAAACATATTGATGGAAATGTTATTTTATATATATTTTTAAATAATATCAAATCGGTAAATAATTGCTTTAATATCAAATCTATTCTTATAATATATAAGTATGAATAATTTGTAAAATTAATATTTTTAGATAATTCTTGAATATGATCATTTATACTTCTATAATTAGTTTGCTTTTCTAATGGTATAATACTATATGTTCTATAATCTGCAACAGAGTCATTATATAAAGAAATCATATTATTTGAAAATTTTGTTTCATATGTTCGAATATAAATATCTATAGATACTTTTTTTTTATCTTTTAATTCTTTGATAAATTTACAATGTGATTGTATTGCTTCTATTTGATCATTATAACTATCATCATTACCTACAATTCGGGATCCATGTGTTCCTGATCTAAACGATTCACCTACAAATACTATTAATATATCATGCATTTTATATAATATATTATAGTATTTTATTACACAATTTTACTCAGATCTAGATAAATTAATAGTAAGATTTTCTAAAGTATTTTCTAGTGCAATTACTTCTAATTTAGGTATTGCTTCAATAAGTAATTTATATTTCTTTGATTCTTGCAATTCATATAATTCAAGTATTTCTTTAACAGTTACTATTAATTGACCAAATGTTGCAAATTTATAATATTCATTTGTTTTGAAATAAAAACTATAGTCATCTAGAATATCATATTCTGATATTGAAAATGTAGCACCATATTCATTTGCTGTTTTAAATAAATCATATTCTTCTGATTGTTTCAAAAAATCAGATGGCAAATTAATGACATTTTGCAGAAATATCCAGAACTTAACATCTACATTTAATATACCTTGCCCCATTTTAATTTAATTTAATTTAATACTTTTATTTCATTTTTTACAAATCTAAAATTGTTGAGATTTCTTAACTTTAATATCAAGACCACGGTTACCTTTCGTTTTCTTAATAACAAGATCATTATCGTATTCTTCATCAGCATCTTCTTCATCTTTCTTATACCCTAATGCTTCCATTTCATCATTACGTTCTTGCATTTGCCATAATTCTTTAGAACACATTTTATAATTTACATCAAGAGAAGCTTTGTACCAAAATACTTGATCCTGTAATTTATTTGATTGCGATTTCTTATCTATCACTAAAAATTCATAATTTTCTGTAGCCGCATTCATAACTTGATTAAATACGTGAAATGATGGAAACATACCAGCATATTGTTGATATAATTTTTCGCGCTCTTTAATCATATTATTTCTGAGTATAAAAACGTAATCTACATTTGCACGTAAAGGAGGTGGAATGCCCATACAATATTGCATACAAATGCAAGTAAAAATGTGAAAATGGCGGCCATTTAAAAAAGTAGCTCGTATATTTTTATCATTAACCCACGTTTTATCATATAAACAATCATCAAGAATTAAAAAAGCACGGGGATCTAAGTCGGTTCTACCATATTTTTTTGTTTCTTCGCGATATTGTGCAGTAATTTTAACTTGTCTATCCATAAATTTTGCAATAACTTCAGGTGTATATTCGTCATATATTAAAAATTTTGGTATAACTCTTTCAAAATTATGATTGGCGCATTCTGTACCGGATATTACTACACCTATTGGCATAGATACATGATAGCGCAACATATCCATTAATGCAACAGTTTTTCCCGTATTTCTCGCCCCAATAATTACTACAACACTATCGCCTTTTAATTTAGACATATCAAATTTCCGCAATTCTAATTTCATTGTCATTACTGTAATAAAAATAAATTAAATTTAATAGTATTTACTCAAAATTAAAAATCTGGATATCCTACATTTATATCTTGGTGTATATTTCTAAGTATTTCTTTCTCAAAATATTCTTGTTGAGTTCTTGAAAAATGCGGTAATGGATCATTCTCAATTGGCGGCTTTGTCATCGATATTGATTGTGACGATTTAAAAAAAGATACAATGTCAAAATAATAAAATACAATTTGAAATATTAATACTATAAAGAAGAATAATATCATTTTATTTTTATTTTCGTTTTCGTTTTCGTTTTCTTCGTCTTTAGATTTCTTTTGTAAATTAGAAAATATTGCAAAACATATACAGGCACATATAAAAGCAATTAACCACTGCATATTACTAAAATATTTCTAGGTTTAGAAAAAGGCTCCACTAACGCGATCTTTTTTTTTATTTTTACTAAATAATTTTAAAGCTAACTCGTCTGCTAGTCTCTCTTTTTCAATTTCATCATCTTCTGCAGTTATTTCAATTTCTTCATAAAAATCTTGTTTATTTATGTTTACAATTTTTACATCTTCTTTTATCTTCTCGGGTTTATTTATTTTTTTTTTATCTTCTTCACCACCACCAGCGCCGCCGACGCCGACGCCGACGCCGCCGCTTCCCAGCCCGTCTTCACCGTCTTCGTCGTCTTCGTCGTCTTCGTCGTCTTCGCCGTCTTCGCCGTCTTCGCCGTCTTCGCCGTCTTCACCCTCTTCGCCGTCTTCACCGTCTTCGCCGTTTTCGCCGTTTTCGCCCTCTTCGCCGTCTTCGCCGTCTTCGCTGTCTTCACCGTCTTCTTCGCCGTCTTCTTCACCGTCTTCTTCATCGCCTTCTTCGTCATCTTCTTCGTCATCTTCTTCGTCATCTTCTTCGTCTTCGCCGTCTTCATCGTCTTCTTCTTCGTCGTCTTCTTCATCGTCTTCTTCATCGTCTTCTTCTTCGTCTTCATCGTCTTCTTCTTCACCGTCTTCTTCGTCGTCTTCGTCGTCTTCTTTGCCTTCTTTTTTGTTGTGTGCTTCTTTGTGTTTGCTAGTGTCGTTTTCTATAGCAAATGATTGTACAATTTTATCAATAGGTACAATATTACGAATAGCATATAAAATAGAATTTTGAATAATTTTTTCTAATTGATTTATATTATATTGTCTTTCAATAGTTCTTACTTTATGATATAATAAATATGGTTTTTTCCATAAACTGCGTGCAATAACTACAAATAAATTATGAATAAAATTCTGTGGCGCAGGGATGCGTACTTTTATTTTAACATCTTTTATTTCCTGCATTATAATATTAATATTAACAATCGTTGTTACAGTTGCTTTTAATAATTCCGGGAAATAATTATATTTATTTGCCTCTATAATATTATTATATAATTCATTGATTTGTATATGATTATATTCAACTATTTTTGACAAAATATTTTGAAAATCCTTTAAAACAGTGTCATTCTTGACAACTGTATCATATAATTTCAATAATTCTTTTGTATAATTTGGAACCAATATATCATATATATGAGCAATGTATTCTTTTTTATTTTCTAATAATAATTCAATATTCTTTGACATAATACTCCTGATAAAAAGAAAATACAATATCCCTTTAAATGATTACGCACTACCTATTGGATTAATAGATAAACTATATGGATTTGATTTTAATGCATTTAATGTACTTGCATCTAGCCTATCTTTATTTGCATTTAAATAATTATTTCCAATCTTTGTTATTGCACATTTACCGTTATCCATATCACTTGCCTGATATATTCGCGTAATATTTCCAACCTCGCGTTGTGTCAAACTATCAATCATTAATTTCTTTGTATCTATATCAATATTTTCTGGCGCAATACTTGTAAATTTACCAGCACCATTTGGCGTATTTGCTGCTGCACGATTTAAGTTATCACGTGTAGCATCAATTTCCGCGTTTCGTATATATTCTTCTGATGTCTGTCTAAAATCTGTCTTGCTACCGGCAATACCCTCATATTCATAATCATTTGTAAATTGTCTATTTGTATTTAACATATCAATATCAATAACACTATATGCACCTGTTCCATCGGTTATATTACCACTGATAAAACCATATAAATCAGGTGCCTGATCTGTGGTTTCGCGAATAGTTGTTCTAGTTACTTCATCTACATTATATATTTGCACTCTATATATATGTGATGCCATTTGGCGTGTTGTATCAACAATAGGAGTTGTTTCGCGAACAGTAACTTTAGCGTTATCTTGATTTGGAGTAGTAATTTTCTCAGAACCTTTTAAATTTGATATATTAGTGTCATGTATTAAAGTTTCTTTTATAGTTGTTTTCATAATATGAGAAACCGGATCATATAATGTTGCTTTTTCCGGTATTTGAGCTTGAAAATTACCATATGTCCTTGATGCATCAAGAGTATATTCTTTTGTATTATGTCTAAAAAAATCTAATAAAGGTGCAATAACCGCCTTTACTGTTGTTGTTAAATTATTTAAAATAGTATCTTTACCTGTATCTTGTCTATTATTATTATATATCATAATCGAGTTTAAACCATAATCATCATCTGAACCTATACCAGGCATACTTCCACTAGATTGTGTATGACCATCATATGCAATATGGGTATCTACACGAGAAGTTGGTTTAACTTCTTGTGCGGGTTGTAAAGAAGGCTTAATGACAGCACCGGTTGTTTTTAATAACATATTTGCAGATTGTTCAAAGTATTTATCTGGTTTATTTTTAGCAAAATCTCCCATAATCCCTCTACGTGCAACACCTTGTTTCGTTGCTGGTTTCGGAAGTTGATATTCTGCTCTAGGATTTGTAGCTACACGCAATTGATCTACATTCTTTGGCATAACATAATCAATTGTATTCGCTTGTTGGTATCCTCCTCCTGGATCTGCAGTATATCCTAAACCTAGACCTTTACCTACATAAACTTTATCAATCGGAAAATCATTATTTCGCGCTTTAGGAATTTGCATATGTTCTCTCTCGAAATCATTTGGATTTGGCATAAATCCACACGCATTACCATATTGACTTACGGGCTCAAAAAAACACTCTACTTCTTTCTTATGTTGAATAGTATCACTGCGACCTGTATAATTATTTAATATATTTTGGTTTGCTAATTCATCAGTATTTTGTTTTACAGAACCGCGAATAAATGGTTGCATATTATTATGGGAAAATTGTTCTGGAGAAATATATTTACCAGCCATAGTATGTATCTTTTGATTATTAATATTATCACCTAATGGCGATGCAAACATATCTGCATATGCTGGTTTAGGTACTATACCAGTTTCAAGTGGATTCTGAGAATCTTGCCATTTTATAGTGGCTCTATCAAACTCATCTGCTCGCGTAGTATCATAATACTTAGATTTATATATATTCTGCATAGAAGGTAATTCTCGTGGGTTTACACGAGTTTCTGTTCTTTTTAAAACATCACGTTCTTTATTTAGAGCATAACCCACTCCATTTAAAACTGCTCCTGCATATAGCTCCATCTTCTAATGATAACCGGATAAAAAATAGATAAATGTTTACGGAAATTTAATTTTTCTTATATGGTCCACAACGACGTACTTCATAATCTGTAGTGTATGTTACTTCTGTATTACCTAGTCGTACAATCTTAGGTGTTTTAAGATCAAATTTAGCACCAATATAAGAAAATTCTTTATCTGCGCTACCCTGCGTTGTTTCACGCATTGTGAAACGAATTTCTTTTTTAATTGCACCTTCTTTATATATTTGTTTTATTGCTTTCTTTGCGGCACTCCAAGGGCTATTAGAAACAAAACGTCCGCCTTTAACATAAACTTCTGAATGATCAATTGTAAAAGTTCGCTTTCCATTGACAACCATTATCTAAATATATAATAACATTTAATTTATACCAGCACAAGTATTTAATGATGCATCAAAACTATCTCCAATATAAGATGTAGGAGTAGCAGATCCACATTCTGTCCAATGACCATAATCGGATGATGGATTATAACCTGCATGAGGCATAAATCCATTCTGATCCATTGGTGTTTCGATACAAGGTGTATGATTATCTTTTGCAATTATTCTATATGATGTATTCCATTCAAATGGAATTAATGCTCTATCTTGTGGATTCCAACATAATGGTTCCCATCTATTCCACCCAGTTGAATGTAGAGTACATGGGGGATTTGATAAACGTGTAGATTCTTGAGGAGCCATACAGGCTCTTGGTTCTGAATTTGCAGCAGGCCCACAAGCTCCTCTGGAATTATACTTTCCGGGTAAATATTCATCTGTACTACATTTTGTATTTTTATATCTTAAACCTAATAATTCGCTACCATCATCCACGGCTTTACCCGGTGGACAAGCATTTGGTCCATATGCTTGAAACCGCAATGAGGGATCAGCTGGTATGTCTCTATTGCAAGCAGGACCGGAATCAGATGAAGGAGTACCTAAATAATAGACACCGGGTCCAACTGATCTTTTTAATTTTTCGCCATAACTGCATAAATCAGCTGATTGATAAGTTGACGACATTCTCTTATTAATAAAGAAAGTAAAAAAATAATATATATGTAAAACAAAGAAATATGCCTCTTAAATGGTTACGCAAGCATATTATGGCTGACGGAAATTGTTTTTACCGTGCTATTTTTAATTCAGCATTAGAAACCGGGAATATAAGAAAGATAATTAAAATATTTAAATTAGAAAACGTTAGTAATGAAGAAACATTTATAGATGCATTGCGTAATTCTGTTGCACACCGCATCTTAACAAGAACTGATTTTAATATAACTGAAAATATATATCATTATCTTAACACACTCGATCGTGAAACATATTTGGCAGTTCTTGATGCATTTCCCAGCTGGTGTCAAAGATCTCTTAAAAAATTACCAAGTACGGTAGATAAATTTCGAGAAAAATTTGCAAGACATATTCAAAAGAAAAACACTTGGATATCCGAATTAGAAGCTAGATTAGTTCTCACAATTATCGAAAAAAACCGGTTAAAAATTAAAATATATAATTCATTGCCAAAAAACACTGATGAATTGGACTGCAAAACAATGAATTTATTAAATGAAAATGAAGTACATTATAATATTCTAATATGCCGCGAATGTCCTTCTGCAAAAATAATAAATCCTAAAACACGCAGATGTATTACTGAAAATGGAGCAATTGCAAAAAAACTGCGGAAATTTTATTAAAATTGTGCACTCAGAGATATGATATTCTGCTATCTATATAATAATATTTTATTTATTATGTATAGAATGTCTAATACAGTTCATTTAATTTCCTATTATATTGGTATTTTTATTGTATTCTTTACTCATATCTATATGCTTATTAGTCCGTCTATGACGACTAAACAAGTACGCTTACACGCCGGATTAAATATATTTGCGGCTTTATGCATTGCTTATTATTTTACTAATCGCGAAGGATATATTAAATTCTAATCTATTTATTATGAATACTGGCACTTCACCTTATTCTAAAAATCCGCGAACTTTGACTTTTATAGAAAAACGAAATAAGTTAGAAAAGGCTACATATGATGAAACCGAGGTAATTACTCAAAGAAGATTCTTAGAAAACGCAACGAACGGACTCAATACAGCGAGAAAAAATTTTCGCAATTATAAGACAACCACAACTAAGTATCCGAGATTAAAAAACCATAGTGAACTAAAAAGATTAAAAGAAAATGTGGAGAAAATGGAACGCGTGGTATCTAAAGAATCCGAAAAGTTAAAAACTGAGTTACAAAATCAGCATATATTGTTTGAAAATGACCCGGTGGCGAGAGCGAGAAGTTCAGTTTTAAATTTAAATCCACGAGAAACACAATTACGGCAAACTGCCAATCAGGCGCAAGCGCAAGGCTTGCAAGAAGCGGAGCAACAGAGAAATATATTTGCCAGATATTTATCTATAGTAACTAAAATTGAAAGATATATAGAAAATATAATATCAAAACTAGAGGCTAATTGTAGATCGGTATTTGGTAATATACAGAAATTAAAAACTTCTTTATCTTTAAAAAAGATTAATATTCAGAATAACATCATTCATCTCAAAAGAAGAATTGAAATTCTAAAACGTTCTATAGGAGTAAATGGTTTGAAAAATATACAAAAAAATCAAACAAACATTGATTATTTAAATAGTTTACTAAATAAAGAAGAAAATGACCTTAAAGATTTATATACTACTCATGAATATGAATTTTCCGAAGAAAGAACGTGTATAGTATTATTGAATAGGTTTAGAAATGTGCGCAAATTAATTCATATGTATATATCTCAGATATCATTTTACATACCAGCACAACGCGGCGTTATTCTTGATCTTAATGTTAATGATCCAAAAATTCTAAAAATAAGAAACAAACTAGATTTAATACATGAACAGATTTATGAGATTACGAATATTGCGTTATATATTAAATCTGTTAATTTAGGTAGTTATATTAATGATATGATGTTGAGTGATGTTAAATTCCATGAAATAATAAATAATTATAATAAGATTATAACGCAACTTAAAACTTATGGTTATACACCACCACCTAGTAACCCACCAGCACCTAGTAACCCACTATTAAATGGCGGAACTATCAAAATAAAGAAAAGGGGGAAAAGAAAGCACAAATCTAAATCTTCTTAAAACAACACCATCTATTTAAGAAACTAAATTGCGTTTGTACAGGGTCATTATCTAATTCAAGAATATCTAAATCAAGACGCGTGCGTTTATTCGGATCACTCGGAATTGCATCTTTTAATATTGCAAAATCTTCGGAGAATAATGCAGTTTTATCTAATGTTAAATCAAATGTTTCCGCCTTTGCAATTAATGTATCAAGATCTACCAAATATTCTGGTATAAGTCGACTTGTATTTTCAATAAATACATCAACCGTTTTACCATAATAATTACCTTCTCCAAATTCATTATATCTTTTTATTATTGCCCATACAGGCACTTTGGCTTCAAGCTTGCGACCATCAACTATACCGCTTGCTGATTTAGATACTAAATTATGAACTAATTTGCCATCCATAAATGTACATATAAATATCCCTCCTTTACGCAGATTAGATGAAACATTCTTCAAGAAACCATTTAATGTTTCTTCAGTCTTAAAGAAATAATGAATTGAAAACATTGCAGATACTACTGTAAATAAATTACTTACACGCCCCATTAATTGTGGAGGTAATACATCATTTTTCTTTTGTGTCCACATAGGATTATAATGCGTTTTTGGTACATTTTTAAATAAAGCACGGAGTACTGCACGAGATTCTTCATCGATTCCTTCCGCTGCTTTACCATTATGTAGTGGTAAGCTACAATCACCCACAACAAATATTGTATCAGGATATATTTTTTGTTCTACACCTTGTATAATTATACTTACCGCTTTGCTTTGCTTTAACATAATTGAATATGCCCCTTCGCGTGAATTCGTGATATTGTCTTTTACAAGATCAACACCTAATATAAAATGATATCCGCATTCACGCCATCTCGGCAAATCTCCCGCCATACCACAAGCAAGTTCTAGCAAGGCGTCTTTTTTACCCATAGAATAAAGTCTCTTCTTTATTCCATGATTATGAAAATTTAACATATGCACTGATAACCTATGTTCTCTAGGTATCGTCCGTGCATAATATATATCATCTGCACCAAGTAATCTTTCCTCTAGACTTATTGGCAAAGATGATTCTAAAACAGGTGTAATGCCCATTATCATATTGCGAGTAACTGGTGCATTAATAGTTCTCCATACATTCATGGCAACCGATATATCATTTAACGTCTTCGATAATTTCCCAGTTTTATGTAAAATACGAGTTTTATCATCACGAACGCGTAATGCTCTCCAATTTCGCGACTGAGAATGTGTTGGCGCTTTTTCATCTGGTTTAATATATGTAAATTCTACAATTGATCTGTTTTCAATTAAACTTCCGTCATCACATATACCCATTCCATTTTCACCAAGAGGAATATGTGCTATAGATATATCAGTGCTAGTATCTATTGGTCTAAATAATTTTTCTCTATATGAATCTACAGTTAATTTATGTGCATCCATATATCCTTTTTCATATCTTAAACGAATACCTTCAAATACTGATATAGGTTCCCATTGAACCGCATTGTATCCCATATATAACTTATATTCAACATATTCTTTCTTTGTAACATGATCTTTTATTATATTACCTTTTTCTACAAGAAAATCTATAGAGTTTTGTTCAGGTGGTTTCCATTTCATTTCTTTATTCCATCTCATATTATCTGTTATAATTGCCTCTTTACCAGGATAAAAACCAAATACAGATAATCGACTTGGCGTAAATATCAATCCATCAATATTATACGGGAGTTTCTTAACATTATTAAGAATCGCTCTACACGTATCTTTCATTAAATCACCTTCTACTGCAAAATGTTCTTTTGCTTTTATTTCAATATTTATATGACGCGCATTACCTCGTGTATCCCATAGTTTTTTATCACACATTTGAATTAGTGCTGAATTTCTAGATTGTTTTGTATTTGAATCAGATATTAGTGGCAAATGTAATGTATTTTTGCCACCCATAAAATATATATCAAAACCTGCAAATAAATTATAACTACTATTATCGCGACGATTTTGTATACTTATAAATTCTCCATCAATAAGAGATTCACGCGCAGTTTCAACAGGTACATATAATCCTGTGTCATATACATCTAATGTATTATTTATCAAATATGCAATTCCATTCTTGGCTATATATAATAGCATTCGTTCGCCATCTGCTTTATCAGTTACGGCGTAACCTGAATAAATACTCTGAATACCATATGTCTCTGCACTGGGTTCTATCAAGTTATGAGTTTCGAGTGTTATTGGTTTGGGTGCAAAGAAAAATGGGCCATTTTCATTATCTCGTCTCCATTTCGGTATCTTAATTATTGTTTTAACTAAATTATTATATTCTGTTAATATATCGCTTTGTTGTGTTTTAGCTAATGGATTCATCTGTCCAGTAATTAATTGTATCATGCGAACACAATTATGTATAATATCTATAGTATTATCATAATCACCTGTTATAATCGTCTCAAACTCATATTGAATAGTTGCAAAAGATACAGCAGATTCATTCATTGTCACAAACGGATCTACACTTTCTCTCAATAATGTTATTCGATATATTACAGGTTTTTTCTTATGTGAATAAATAAACTGTTTAATTAATCTGAAATTCTTTGCAATCGTTTCAAAAGAGCCAATATCGTCATATTCTACTAATTCTTTCTTTTCTATTATATGCGATACTATATCTAATGGCAACTCATCTGGTAACGTTTGTGATTCTACTAATATATTATTATACCATATGTGAGGTACTGTAACAGGGCTATCCGATAAACAATATTTAGATATATTTGCAACTTCTACTATATGAAGTTCTGGACCACCATCCATAGGTGTAATAATTAATTCATCTGAATTAATAGTTTCTTCAAAGTCTTCATCAGACTTTAAGTATAATATTACATTATCAAAAATATCAGATGTCCAAATATAGTCTGTTTTGTATTTAAAAGACCACTCTAATTCATCTGGTCTAGTTTTGACGATTTCGCCATGATTCTTAAGGAATGATTCCATTTTTTCTTTAGATAATTCCATCTTCTCTACTGAATAATAAGACTTATTTCTTTAAGTCTTATCATTTTTTAGAAGCCATACATTTTCCCGTCGCTTTTTACCAGCGACTTTATGCAATATCCAATTATACTCGCCTTCTAGTTTTTTTTTATCACTTATAATTATTTCATCTAATATAAATGATAAAAATCCTGCAATTATAGGTTCGGAACTTTCAGTTATTACATTGCCACCGAGCCACGCCATTATACTTCTTGTTTTACGTGATCCAAAGAATAACTGACCATCAGCCGATGTAAGAATTTCTTCTAATTTTTTCTTTAATGCCTTTTGTGCAGTGTCTTTTAAACTATCCGGATACATAGAATATATATTATCGATTTTAGTAAGTATATATTCAAATATTTCAATTTCTATTATTTTTTCTTGCTTTATTATTTCAGGTTCCAGAATACTAATTTCCGGCTCCGATTTTTGTTCAAGAATATCTGAAATATAATTTTTTTGAAGAAATTTTTCAGCATTTGTATTTTTATATGTCCAAAATTCTCCACCTGATGGCAATAATTTATACAGATCGGGATCCATATTAAATAAATAAAAATAAACTTTATATCATTTTTTATTATACAAGTATATACAAATCAGATTTTAATTCATTTTCATTTATTGTATTTTGTAAATTAACTTTTGCAAGTTTTTTTTTTAATAATGTAAATCTCATACTTGATGAAACTTTGTTTGTACTTTTATCATATATATCTTCAGTTTCGTCTTTTTCTTTTTCTTTTTCTTTTTCTTTAACTTGTTGTTGTCTCTTTCTATTAGAAGGCTCATTTTCAATTTTATCTAGTTTAAGTTGTTTATTTAATATATCACATAATGATTCATATTTCTTCAATTCATTTCCAGATTTATTGCAAAATAATACATATTGTTCAAGTTCTTCTAATAGTTTATTTGGTATCCACGCTAAATTAACAAAAATCCCATTATTATTTTTTGAATATTCACATTTATGTTCATGAATCATTCTAAACATTTCTTCTAATTCTGTCTGACTTAAAAATTCTACAGCAAGTGCTAGTTTTTTGCATCGCTCATCCATATAATTATATACTATTTATATCTCTAAATCAGTTTTATTTAATAATATTCTTCTTCATCCTCATCACCGCCAACATCACTTTCTTCTCCATTAACTTCGGATGTACTACTGCCGCCCTCATTATATTCGGTTTCTTCATCACCACCTAAGACATCATCATATAAATCAAGGCCTCCGAATTTTTTTATTTCTGATTCTATAGAATTTTTATCTTCATTTGATTCGGAATCGTCATCACCATTTATAATGTCTTCATCTGCGTCACCATCACCTTCACTTTCACTTTCAGGAGGCTCTTCGCCATCTATATAATTTATATTTTCTTGTCCTTCTTTCTTCTTTATTCCACGTGCAATTATAGAAATCTTTGAATCATTTAATTGATATGATTTACCCATTACCATTATATTAAATTTATCTCCAATATTTAAAGCATCTAAATCAATCTCTGATACAATACCTGCTGCCCTACGCGGAACTAGAATATCTAAAATAGTTACTTCCTTGCCATTTATTTCGATATTACTCTCCGCAAGTATCCCCATTACATTTTTATTTTTAACAATTGCTTCAATGTGTGAATCTTTTGCTGGATTGCAGACTTCTGAACGACAAATTACTTCATATTGTACATAACCATTAAAGTGTTGTTTAATAAACCTTCCACAAGATCTACTTTCTATTTTCAAACTATCTGGTTTAATAAATCCAAATCTACTACATTTTCCTTCAAGTTCATCCTGCAATTTTGATAAAATTATTTCATCAAAATCTCCATGTAATTCTGCTATAGGAACTTGTATAGTAGTCTTAAAACGTACTGGAATAAACATTTAATCTATTGATATATTAAAATTCATTTTTTTAAGCAGATTTATGAGTTTCTACTCACACACAAAACTTTTCAAAAACTATTTTCAAAGACAGAAAATGATTTTAAAATGGGTTTTTCGCAAAAATATAAAATCTCTCTCTCTCTAAAAAATATGCAAATCCGTGAGTAAAATTACGGTGGATAAAAAATAGAATAAGTAAAAATTTCGACACATATACAATGGATAAATATTTTCGCGTTTTAGGGACGTGAGTAAAAATATGGTAAGTAAAAAGGTTTAAAGTTTTTTTATGTTAAACTATTATAATAAGATGTATACATACGACAAAATTTATATTTGTGAGTATTGTGACTATAAAACACTCAGATTTTATAATTTATCACGACATATGATAATAAAACACGAAGAAATGGATGGTATTAAATGTTCCACAAAAGAGAACCCAAATGCACCAAAAGAGAACCCAAATGCACCAAAAGAGAACCCAAATGCACCAAAAGAGAACCCAAATGCACCAAAAGAGAACCCAAATGCACCAAAAGAGAACCCAAATGCACCAAAAG